GCCTGGCTCTTCAAAAATTCCCCGGGGGTAAAAATAGCATATTTATTTCCGGAAAGATAACAAATAAATTACACCTCTGTGGCGGAACGGCATACGCAGCGGACTTAAAATCCGCCGTCTTTATTGACTTATGGGTTCGAATCCCATCGGAGGTACCATACGGGGTTAGCTCAATGGCGGAGCAGAGGACTCATAATCCTTTGGTTGCGGGTTCGAATCCCGCACCCCGTACCAAATACGATAATTTTAAAGGAGTTTACAATGGACGAAAACAACATTCAAATTCCTGATAATGTGGAATTTCCAAATCCTGATAATAGCATTCGATCAGAAGATGTCGCTCCTATTGAGGTGATTGATTATGGCTAGTTCTGAAGATATTTTAAAAATTGCTGCTGGAGAAATAGGATATTATGCTCCTGATGATCCAGAACCAGGCTCTAAGTATGGTCGATGGATGGCTGAACTTACAGGAGAAGAATGGCTCGCTGGCCCTAGTACTTCCATATGGTGGTGCATGATATTTGTAAGCTGGGTGTTTGCTCAAGCTAATTCTGAATTTCCTGGTTATCCATCATATAACACAGATTCTACCGTTTCTGCCGCAAGGGATAATGGTTCTTTAATTAATCCTAGAGATGCGCAACCTGGAGATATTGTTGTATTTGATTGGAATAAGAAGACTGCCGCTACAGATCATGTAGGAATTGTTGAAAAGAATTACGGAACCTATATCCAGACAATCGAAGGCAATACTTCTGGTTCTGATTGGGGTTCTCAATCTTCTGGTAATGGCGTGCATCGTCGTACCAGATCGTGGGGTTCTGTTGCTTATGTCATTCGTCCGGATCTTTCTGGGTTTTCGTATGAGGAAGAAGATTCGAGTCGAATTGACTATGGAGATTTAATTGCAGTTGATGGAGCATGGGGTTCTGCCACTACTACTAAGGCGCAAAGAGTTATTAATGCTCCGTACATTGATGGGGTAATTAGTCGACAAACTATAGCTAATAAACAGTATTTATCTGGCTGCACATCTGGTTGGGAATTTCTTGACGGATATGCTAGTGGATCTCAAACTATTTCGATCCTTCAAAATAAGTGGAATACTTATGCTGATGGCGTAATTGGAAAGAATACTGTAAAGGCTATGCAAAGTTATTACGGAACTTACGTTGATGGATATTTAGATAATCCATCCCCTGCAATCAAAGCATTTCAAAGAGCTTTGAACAATAACGTTGTTTAAAAAAAAGAATTCGACCGTTTTTTATAAGAACTTATAGATTTTCAAAAACAAAAATCGGAAGTGGTGATCCCGATTCTCCTTTCAAGAAGCCATGTAAAAGTGGTTCGAAAGTCTATAAGTTCTTATAAAAAACGGTCGAATAGTTTATAATAAGTGAGGTGAAATATCTATGGCCAAGGCCAAAAAACGTAGAGCTCCTGCTTTGACACCAGAAGCTAGAGAGAATCAACTTATAGCTGCGGCCATAGATCTCGCCGAAGAAAAAATTTTGGATGGAACCGCGAGTTCTCCTATAATTGTTCACTATCTTAAACTGGGATCAACAAAAGCAAAGCTTGAGAATGAAAAATTAAAGGAAGAAAATAAATTGTTAAGAGCAAGGACAGAAGCTCTTGAGTCTCAGAAAGATATTAAGAAACTTTATGAAGATGCTCTTGCGGCAATGAGTGAATATCGCGGAAATGACGAAATTTATGAAGATTAAAAGTTATTCTGAAATGTGTTCTTTTTCAACGTTTATTGAACGTTTTAATTATTTAAAATTAAACAGTAAAGTTGGAATAGAAACATTTGGTTTCGATCGTTATTTAAATCAAGTTCTTTATTGTTCTCAGGAATGGAAACGACTTAGAAGACAAGTTATTATTAGAGATAATGGATGTGTATTTGGCCTAGATGGATACAATATTAATGGGCGATTAATTGTTCATCATATAAATCCAATAACTTTGGAACAAATAGAGCAAAGAGATCCTATGATTTTTTCTATGGAAAACGTTGTATGCGTTACACATAATGTTCACGAAGCAATTCATTATGGAGACGAATCTCTTATCCCTACCGATCCTATAATTCGTAAACCTAATGATACTTGTCCATGGAAAGGGGTACGATGACATGTTATCAATATCCTGATTATATGTATCATTATGGAATAAAAGGAATGAAATGGGGAATTCGTCGTTATCAAAATGATGATGGTACTCTTACGTCTGTAGGTAAGAAAAGAGAACAATGGCTTGAATCTAAAAATCCGGTAATGAAGCAAATACTAAATATCTTAAACGAGAATTTAAAGATGCTAAAATAAGAGAAAAACTACATTCAAAAGAAAAAAGTAAGCATCAATTAAAACTTGAAGATAAGTATATAAAAGAAGGATTTGGTAAATCAGATGCCGAGATTCAAGCATATAAAAGAATTCGCGCGGAGAAAACATTAGCTGTAGCTGGAGGACTTACACTTGCGGCTTTGACTGCTTACGGCATAAAAGCTAAACGATCTAAAGAAATTGATCAGTTTATTAAAAGTGATACACTTTTAGGCAGAGTTGATTCAGAAGCAGATAAAAGTGTTCGAGATGCATTTTACGCTTATGAAGATAAAAATCGTAAAGATAAAAATAGATATCAAGGGCTTTATGGTTTTCAAAATTCACTGAATGGCAAGAATGTTTACACTAAAAACATTCGAGTAAAAGATTCTGGAATTAAAGTTGCTTCTCCAAAAAATGCAAAAAAAAAGCAATGTCGGATCTTATGGATTCTGATCCATCTTATAAACAAGATGTTGAACTTGTAATCAAAAATATGATTGCTAATGGGGGATTAGGTTCCAAACAAATGAAGGTCCAAATGAAAGCTTTAAGAGATCTCAAATCTGGTAAAATTACAGATACCGTTTACGATGCTGTTAATACTAATTTAGTTCTTCATGATCCATTATCAGAAAAAGCCAATCAAAAATTTTATAATAAACTTCGTGAGTCTGGTTATCAAGCAGTTAAAGATATTAACGATTCAAAATATTCTGGATATAGAACTAAGAATCCATTGATTGTTTTTGATAAGTCTAAAGTTTTTGTTGAAAGTGTTTCTAAACGAGACAAACAAGAAATTACTAGGAAAGCTATTGTGGAAAAAGGAAAACTTACTACGGAACAATTTATAAAAGATTATTCTGTTCCTATTGCAGGTTTTACAGCCGGAACGATGATTCTTGATACCACTTCCGATAATAGAAAGATTCGCGATTATAAACGTGAACATCCAAATACTAAACTTTCAAATAATAAGATTTTAGAGTTATATGATAAATATGAAGTGTAGGTGAACTCCAATGACTCTCTCTAATACAGCAACTCCGATTTTTTATGGTTTATTTCGAGATGCTGTTATACGTGGAGAAATTCCAGTATGCAAAGAGATATCAATGGAAATGAACCGTATTGACAATCTTATAGCTGATCCTAGATATTATTATGATGATAAAGCTGTTCTTGGGTTTGTTGCTTTTTGCGAAGAAGAACTTACACTTACTGATGGTTCAAATCTTAAACTTTTAGATACATTTAAACTTTGGGCCGAACAATTATTTGGTTGGTATTATTTTGTAGAACGAAGCGTTTATGAACCAAACGAAGATGGTCATGGCGGTCATTATGTAATTAAAAAAACTAAGAAACGATTAATAAATAAACAGTATTTAATTGTTTCTCGTGGTTCAGCTAAATCTATGTATGGTTCATGCATTCAAGGTTATTATCTTACTGTTGACACATCTACTACTCTTCAGATAACGACGGCTCCGACTATGCGACAAGCTGATGAGGTTATGAGTCCTATTAGAACTGCTATTGCTCGTTCTAGAGGGCGTTTGTTTAAATTTCTTACAGATGGTTCACTTCAAAATACAACTGGTAATCGAGCCAATCGAATGAAACTTGCAGCCACAAAAAAGGGAATTGAAGATTTTCTTACTAATTCATTACTTGAAGTTAGACCTATGTCTGTTGATAAACTTCAGGGCGCTCGACCCAAAGTTAGCACGGTTGATGAATGGCTTTCTGGAGACGTTCGTGAAGATGTTATCGGCGCTCTCGAACAAGGAGCTAGTAAACTTGACGACTGGTTGATTATCGCTATGAGTTCAGAAGGAACTGTTCGAAATGGAGTTGGCGATAACATCAAAATGGAATTGATGTCTATCCTTAAAGGAGAATATATTAATCCTCATGTCTCTATTTGGTACTACAAGTTGGACGATATTCAAGAAGTCGCAGATCCTGATATGTGGATGAAAGCTGCTCCAAATATCGGAAAGACCGTTAGCTATGAAACTTATCAATTGGATGTAGAGAGAGCTGAAAAAGCTCCTTCTACTCGAAACGATATTTTAGCTAAACGTTTTGGAATTCCTATGGAGGGTTATACATATTACTTTACTTATGAAGAAACTCTTCCTCATAGACCAAGAGATTTTTGGCAAATGCCATGTGCTATGGGTGCCGATCTTTCTCAAGGCGATGACTTTTGTGCTTTTACATTTTTGTTTCCTGTAGGAAGAGAAGAATATGGTGTTAAAACTAGATGCTATATTTCTTCTGATACTATGAATAAACTTGCTCCTGCTACACGAATTAAATATGAGGACTTTATGAAAGAAGGTTCTCTTATGGTATTTGATTGTGTAGCGCTTGATATGGATCAAGTTTACGAAGATCTAGATGAGTTTATTATTAGTAAAGAATATGATGTTCGAGCTTTCGGCTATGACCCTTACAATGCAAAGGAATTCGTTGCTCGATGGGCAAACGAAAACGGGCCTTATGGAATTGAAAAAGTTATTCAAGGCGTAAAAACAGAAACAGTTCCGCTTGGAGAACTTAAGAAATTGGCTGAAAATCGACTTCTTTTATTTGATGAAGAATTAATGACGTTTTGTATGGGTAATGCTATTACTTTGGAAGACACTAATGGAAATAGAAAACTTTATAAGAAACGTCATGAGGATAAAATCGATTCTGTTGCAGCATTGATGGATGCTTATATAGCATATAAAGCTAATAAAGAATCTTTTGAATAACATATTTCCTCCATGAAAAACCAGAGAGAGAGAGAGCAAATGTATGAATATCCAGACTATTTAATGCATCATGGCATTAAAGGCATGAGATGGGGTATTAGACGTTATCAGAATAAGGATGGTAGTCTTACTAATGCCGGAAAGAAGCACGTTTCAAATTATAAAACGGCACTTTCTTTGAATAGAAAAGTTGATCAAGAAGCTCGTAAATTAATTAACTCAGATTCTAGGTTAAAGAAAGATTTTGGGAACGATACTGATGATCCAGAATATTTGGAATACGTTGCGTCTGGTTATAAAATTAGTACAAAATCTTTAAGGGACTCTATGGCTAAGAGCCGTGACTTTTATAGTAAGAATTCTGAATCTATTAAAGAAGGACGAAAGATAACTAAAAAAATATTGAAAGAAAAATGATCCTTATATTTACGGATATCCAGAAATTAATAGTACTGAATTAATAAACAAATACTATCGCAAGTAGATAAAATTCAACGAAAGGAGGATCCTATGAATGAGAGTATTCTTGACACAATTAAGATTATGCTAGGATTGGAAAAAGATTACAATGCTTTCGATACTGAAATAATTGCTTATATCAATTCGGCTTTGTTTACCCTCTCTCAACTTGGAGTAGGACCAGAAGAGGGATTCTCCATTACTGGTCCTGATGAAGTTTGGTCTAATTTTATAGATGAAAAGTCGAATCTTATAGCAGTACAAACTTATATTAAACTAAAGGTTCAATTAATATTTGATCCTCCTTCTAATTCTTTTGTTGTTGACGCTATAAATAAACAACTTGAAGAACTTACTTGGCGACTATGCTTAGAAGTTGAATATTTAAAAGATAACGAGTTGTCGTAAAGGAGGTTTGAATGTATGAATATCCAGACTATTTAATGCATCACGGTGTTAAAGGCATGAAGTGGGGAATTAGAAAGAAAGCTGTTAGTTCTGGTAAAAAAATAAAGTCTAAAGCTTCCTCTTTAAATAAAAAACGAATTTCTTCCTATTCTAAAGATTATCAAGAAACTAGAACACTTAGACGTAAATCATCAAAAAAGCTATCAAATGATCAATTAAAAACTCTTAATAAACGAATGGAATTAGAGCAAAATTATAATCGGTTAAGCACCTCTAGCATTAATAGAGGCGTTAATGTTGCTAGACAATTGGTTGGTATTGCCGGAACAATAGGCGGTTTATATGCTGTGTCTCAAAGTCCTTGGGTTGAAGCCGGTATGGAAATACTAAAAAAGAAATTAAAACGCAAATAGAGAGAGAGAAATCAAATGTATGAATATCCAGATTATTTAGCTCATTACGGTGTTCTTGGCATGAAGTGGGGTACTCATAGAGCTCGTAAGTATGCCGAAAAAGCAAAAACTCAAAGGACGTTTGCTAAAGATTACAATATTAGTGATCATCGAGGCAAAAAACTTACTTCTAAACAAAAAACCAAAATGAAAAATAATAAAACTAGGCTTTTGAATAAAGCTAAGAAATATGAAAATAAATCCAAGGAAATTGAATCTTATCATAAATCAATGGGCGGAACCAAAACTTATAATCGAGTAAAATCTCAATCAACGGCAAAGCTTGTTGGCAAGAGTCTTGTTCTTGGAACATATGGTGCTTTGAATTACGAACAAGCAAGGAGTGCTGGAGTCACTAGGGGTAAGGCATTTTTGCATGGTGCTGGTAGGGAAATTCTTGATGATCTTTCTAGCGGAATTCTTAGTGTTGTTGAACCTCGTACGGATAAAGGTTCAAATAAGAATAAATAAAAGGAGATTAAATGGCCGAGAGTTTTAGATCTCGTCTTAAGAATGCTTGGAATGCATTTTCTAATAAAGAAAATGAATATCAAGTTTCTTATGATATAGGTCCAGGTTATAGCTCCCGTCCAGATCGTCATCGTATCATCACTGGTTCTGAACGAACTATTATATCTTCTATATATACTCGAATTGCTATTGATGTTGCATCTACATCTTTTGAGCATGTTCGAATGGATGATAATGATAGATATTTGGAGACTATTAATTCCGGATTGAATAATTGTCTTAATGTTGAAGCTAATATTGATCAAACTGGAGTAGCTTTTATGTTGGATGTAGTTATATCTTTGTTGGATGAAGGATGTATAGCTGTAATTCCAACGGATACTAGTGCTAATCCTGATTTAACTTCTTCTTATGATATTTATTCAATGCGAGTTGGCAAAATAGTTAATTGGTATCCAAGACATGTTAGAGTTGAATTATATAATGAAAATACTGGTCAAAGACAACAAGTAACACTTAGTAAAAGCTCAGTTGCAATTATAGAGAATCCTTTTTATTCTGTTATGAATGAGAAGAACTCTACTATGAACCGATTGGTCTATAAATTGGGACTTCTTGATGACGCTGATGCAAAAAGTGTTTCTTCGAATCTTGATATGATAATTCAACTTCCATACACTGTTAAAACCCCGACTCAAGAAAAGAGAGCCGAAGATCGTAGAAAATCTATTGAAGCTCAATTAACTGGATCAAAATATGGAATTGCATATATTGATTCTACTGAAAAAGTTACACAGCTCAATCGATCTTTGGAAAATAATCTTCTTAGCCAAGTCGAAAAACTTACTAATCAATTATATAGTCAACTCGGTATGGATGAGACGATTCTGAATGGCACCGCTAACTCGGACACAATGAATAATTATTATCAACGTACTGTTGCTCCTATAATTAAAGTTATTAAGGATGAATTTATAAGAAAGTTCATTTCGAAGACAGCTAGAACTCAACGACAATCGATAATGACTTTCCAAGATCCTTTCCGTTATATGACAGTAACGCAAATAGCAAATCTTGTTGATCCTATGAGTCGTAACGAGGTTCTTACTCCTAATGAGTTTAGAACTGCTCTTGGGTTTAAACCTTCCGAAAATCCTGATTCTGATGAACTTCGTAATAGAAATCTTATTGATGTTAATGAATTGCAAGAAAGTGAATATTACGATCAAAATGATCAAGAATCGCAACAAATTTATTAATCATATTTAAACCCAATAATTCTGAAAGGATATACCATGGGGTTTTATACTAATGGGTCAAAAATTGTCGAAGCCTATCAGACAAAAGAGCGGATAGAAGTAGAGACACAAAAAGGTCTAGAGATAGTAGAACCTTATGATTATATTGTTACTGGAGTTTACGGGGAACAATATGTTTATAAGCCAAACGAATTTGAAAACATCTATAAAATTGTAAAGGAGGAACCACGTGGAGTATGATTTTTCTGGCTATGCCACTCGAAATGATATAAAATGCTCTGACGGACGAATTATTCGTCAAGATGCTTTTAAGGAATGTGATCATAAAAAGGTGCCTCTTGTATGGCAACATGATCATATGACTCCGGATAACGTTCTCGGACATGCTATGCTTGAGAATCGAGAAGATGGTGTATATGCTTACGGTACATTTAACAATACACCGTCTGGCCAGAACGCTAAGGAATGTGTTATTAACGGTGATGTTAATGCCCTTTCTATTTATGCGAATAAGCTCCGTCAAAATGGAAGCAATGTTATTCACGGAGCAATTCGAGAAGTAAGTCTTGTTCTTGCCGGAGCAAATCCTGGAGCTTATATCGATACTGTTCTTGTTCATGATTATGATGATGAGGAAGAAGCTGAAATTTGCTTCAATGAACCGATTTCTTTGGCTCACGCTGAAGACGAAACAAAGGATGAAACCGTGGAAGAAAATAATAATGAAGAAACCGTTCAGGATGTAATTGATTCCATGAACGAAAAGCAGAAGAATGTTCTTTACGCTCTCGTCGGTATGGCAGCAGAAGATGGCGGAGAAATGCAACATGCTGAAACTGATGATTCTGAAGAAACCGTTCAGGATGTAATTGATTCCATGAACGAAAAGCAGAAGAATGTTCTTTACGCTCTCGTCGGAATGGCCGCAGAAGGAACCGGCGATATTGATGATGACAACGTCGAAGGAGACGAAGATATGAAGCACAACGTTTTTGAAACGGATACTTACGATAATACGCTTGCTCACGCAGAAGCTTTTGATGAAATTCTTCGTGATGCAAAGCGTTTTGGTTCTTTGAAGGAATCTGCAATTCAGCATGGATATGAGGATCTTGAAACTTCTGACATCCTTGCTCATGCTGATTATGGCATCACTGATATTAATTACCTTTTCCCCGATTATAAGAATGTAACCAATACTCCTGGTTTTGTTTCTCGTGAAATGGGTTGGGTTGAGAATGTTATGCGCAATGTTTCTCATACCCCGTTTTCTCGAATCAAGACGGTATTTGCTAATATTACCGAGGATGAAGCCCGTGCTAAGGGTTATATTAAGGGTAAGCAGAAGAAGGAAGAAGTCTTCCCCTTGCTGAAGCGTACCACTGATCCTCAGACTGTTTACAAGAAGCAAAAGCTTGATCGTGATGATGTGATTGATATCGTCGACTTTGATGTCGTTGTTTGGCTTAAGGGCGAGATGCGACTTATGCTTGATGAGGAAATCGCTCGTGCTATTATGGTTGGCGATGGTCGTAATGCTGGCGAAGAGGATAAGATTTCTGAGGATCATATTCGTCCTATTTGGGGAGATGATCCCTTCTATACCATTCGTGCTCAGGTTGAACTTGATGCCTCTGCTTCTGAGGATGATAAGTATAAGGCTCTTATTCGTGCTGCAATCAAGGCTCGAAAGAATTATAAGGGTTCTGGCAATCCGACGTTCTATACAACTGAGGATAATCTTACTGGAATGCTTCTGTTAACCGACACCACTGGTCGTGATCTGTATGAATCTGCTGAGCAGCTTGCAAAGAAGCTTCGCGTTAAGGAGATTGTCACTGTTCCTGTGATGGAGAATCTTACTCGTACTGCTGACTCTAAGGATGGTACTCTTACTGGTAAGACGATGACTTTCGAGGGTCTCATTGTCAATTTGAATGATTACAATGTTGGTGCTGATAAGGGCGGCGCTGTTTCAATGTTTGATGATTTCGATATCGATTACAACCAGCAGAAGTATTTGATTGAAACTCGTTGTTCTGGTGCACTTATTAAGCCTTATGCTGCTATTGCTTTGGAGACCTACCCAAAAGCGTAACGCCTCCAACTTTAAAAGCACTGACAGTTAGTGTAAAAGCTCGTGTTGGAGGCCAAACGGTAACAGTTACTGAGCCCGTTGGGTCTAATAGTCGTCTTTACAAGATTACCGATGCATCTGTAAAACCTGAAATTTCTTACGATACTGTTATTAGTAAAGATTACGGTTGGTCCGAACTTCCTATAAACGGAGAGGTTTCTGGTACTAAAAATCAGGTAATCACTATTGCAGATGTTGATTCAAACTTTAAGGCTCGTGCAAAGGGAGAATCCGTTCTTCCTGAGCCTACAGCTGGTAATTAGTAACAAGGAATAAAAATGGCGAAGTTTTTCGGAATTGTTGGCTATGCTGAAATGAGGGAAACTTCTCCTGGCGTTTGGACAGAAGAAATCATCAAAAGATCTTATAAAGGTGATATTACAAAAAATTCCAAGCGAAATGAAGGCGGAGAATATTTAAACGATAATCTTAGATTGAGTAATACAATAAGTATTCTTTGTGATGCTTACGCGTATGAGCATTTCTTTGCTATTAGATATGTTGAATGGATGGGGGCTAAATGGAAAGTCACAGACGTTGAAGTTAAACGCCCCCGTCTTATTTTGTCTATTGGAGGTGTATATAATGACATCTCCTGTTGATATTAGACGATTAGAATTGCATGAAAAGCTTATTGATATTCTTGGATCTAGAAATGTTTATTTTCAACCTCCTTCTAATGTTCAGATGAAGTATCCATGTATTGTTTATCAGCGTAGTACAGGAGATACTCAATTTGCTGATAATGTAGGATATAAGTTTGTTAAGCGTTATCAGATTATTTTAATAGATAAAAATCCTGATAACAATGAAGTTATAAATAAATTAACCATGCTTCCTATGTGCACTTATGATCGACATTATACAGCAGATAATTTAAATCATGATACATTTAATTTATATTATTAAGGAGTATATATGACCGCTATTGAATGGGACGCTGCTGGTAAGCGTTTTTATGAAAATGGTACTGATCGAGGCGTTCTTTATCCTATGACGTCTAATGGTTCTTATGATAAGGGTGTTGCTTGGAATGGTCTTACGGCTGTTACTGAGTCTCCTGAAGGCGCAGAACCTACTGATTTGTATGCCGATAATATTAAGTATGCAACTATGCGTTCCGCTGAAACGTTTGGTTGCACTATTGAGGCTTATACTTATCCGGATGAATTTTCTGAGTGCGATGGTTCTGCCCAGATTGCAAAGGGAGTATTTGCGGGACAGCAAGAGCGTAAGGGCTTTGGATTTTCGTATCGTACTTTGATCGGAAATGATACTGCCACTTCTGGCGATGATGGATATAAGCTTCACCTCGTTTATGGTTGTACAGCTTCTCCTTCTGAAAAGTCTTATGCAACGGTGAACGACTCTCCGGATGCAATTACTTTTAGTTGGGAAGTTAAGACCACGCCAGTTAATGTTGCTGGGTTTAAGCCCACTGCTACTTTGGTTATTGATTCTCGTTATGCAGATCCTTCTAAGTTAGCTGCTCTTGAAAAGATTCTTTACGGCGACACTGATACTGAGCCTAGTCTTCCTCTTCCGGCAGCAGTAATCACTACTATGGGAGCAGTTGAGACACGTAATACTCAGGCTTCTGGAAAGTCTATTGGTAATTAATTTTTTAAAAGGAGTTTTATACCATGTTTAAGAAGACTATTACTTATAACGATTTTAATGGTGTTGAGCGAACTGAAGATTTTTATTTCCATCTCACTAAGGCTGAATTGATTAAACTCGAATTTAGTGAGAGCGGCGGCTTGACTCATATCATTGAAGAAATTACTAAAGAAGAAGATACAGAAGCACTTCTTAACATTTTCGATAAGATTATTCGAATGAGCTATGGTAAGCGATCCCTTGATGGTAAGCACTTTGAAAAGAAGCCTGAATATGCAGATTCATTCTTAGCATCCGAAGCATATTCTAAATTGTTTATGGAATTTATGCAAGACGCTAATAAAGCTTCTGAATTTATTAACGGTATTGTCTCTTCTGTTCCAAAGACGGCTTCTGCAAAGGAAAACGTTATAGCTATTCAACAATAAAGGTGATTGAGAATGCTTCAAATAGTTATTCCTGGAATAGAATGCTATGATGAAATAAAGAATGAGTTTATTACGACCAATTCTATAAAAATTTCTATGGAGCATTCTCTTTTATCTTTATCTAAATGGGAAAGTAAATGGCATAAACCTTTTCTAGATGGAAAAGATAAAAGCTATGAAGAAACAATAGATTATTATAGATGTATGACACTTACAAAAAATGTTGATTCAGACGTTTATTATAATATATCAATTGATTTGGGAAATCAAATAAATGATTATATATCTAATTCTATGACTGCTACTTGGTTTAATGATAGAGCCTCTCAATCAATAACTGAAAAAAGTAGAACGAATGGTACTGTTGTCACATCGGAAATAATCTATTATTATATGATAAGTCTTGGGATACCATTTGAATGTCAGAAGTGGCATTTAAATAGACTTATAACTTTGATTCGTGTTGTATCTGAAGAGAATGCTCCTAAAAAGAAAATGAGTGATCGTGAAATTCTGACTCAACAAGCTGAACTTAATGCGAAGCGTAGAGCAGAATTGAATTCAAAAGGATAGATTTAAATCCGTCAAAATGGGAGTCGATCGATGATAACATTTAAAGTTACAGGAAATTTTGATAAAACAGAAAATTTTCTTAACAAAATAAGTCGTCGAGATTATATGAAAATACTCGACAAATATGGTAAAATTGGCGTTCAGGCTTTATCAAATGCTACACCGATCGACTCTAGTAAAACGGCTTCTTCTTGGTCGTATGAAATTCATAGCGACGGTATATACTGGACAAATTCTAACATAAATAGAAATGTAAACATTGCCATAATACTTCAATATGGTCATGGAACTCGTACTGGTGGATATGTTCAAGGTAGAGATTATATAAATCCAGCAATGCGTCCAGTGTTTGATAGTTTGGCCGATGCTTTGTGGAAGGAGGTTACTTCCGTATGAGTAGCATTGACACACGAGTTGTTCAAATGAAATTTGACAACAAACAATTTGAAAGCGGAGTAAAACAGACTCTTTCCTCTTTGAAGCGATTAAAAGAGAGTTTGAATTTCAAAACTACTTCTAATGAGTTTACGAAATCTTTATCTGGATTAGCAAAAGAAACTGAAAATTTAAAATCTAAAATGGATTTTAATGGCGCAGCTTCAAAATTTGGAATTCTTGGAACCGTGGCCGATAAAGTAAAATCAAAAATAGTTTCAGCCATGAATGATTCGGCTACTAGTATTCAGCAACTTGATAGAGCTTCAAATTCTGTTACTTTACAAGGTATTGCTAATGCTGTAGATGGAATATCGTCAAAAGTCAATGCTATGGGCATTATAGCAGCAACTGTTTTATCAAATATTGCAAATTCTGCAATTACAGTTGGTAAACAAATAGCTTCTGCTATGAGTTTAGACTCTATTATAGATGGCTATAAAGAATATGAAACCCAAATTAATTCTGTTCAGACTATTTTGGCTAATACCCAAAAAGAAGGAACCAATATTAAGCAGGTTAATTCTGCATTAGATACTTTAAACGAGTATGCTGATAAAACAATTTATAATTTTACAGAAATGACTCGTAATATTGGTACCTTTACTGCTGCTGGTGTTGGTCTTCAGACATCCGTTGATTCAATTCAAGGTATTGCTAACTTAGCAGCTATATCTGGTTCGAGTTCACTTCAAGCTTCTTCGGCTATGTATCAGCTTTCTCAGGCAATTGCTTCTGGTACAGTTAAATTGATGGATTGGAACTCAGTTGTTAATGCTGGAATGGGCGGACAGGTTTTTCAGGACGCTCTTATCAGAACATCGGAGCATCTTCAAACTGGAGCAAAAGCAGCTATTGAAGCTAAAGGTTCATTTAGAGAATCACTTCAAGAAGGTTGGTTAACAACTGAAGTATTGACTGAAACGTTAAAGCAATTTGCATTAAACGTTGATAGTGCAGAAGATTACGAAGCGGCTATATCCGACCTTGTTTCTCAAGGATACACTCAAGAAGAAGCTGAAAATATTGCTAACATGGCAAGAACTGCTATGGATGCGGCAACTAAAGTTAAAACTTTCTCTCAACTTATTGATACTTTGAAAGAAGCATTGGGTTCTGGATGGGCTCAGAGTTGGCGTATCATTATTGGCGATTTCGAAGAAGCAAAAGAACTTTGGACTGAAGTTTCTGATGTTTTAAGCGGTGCTATTAATGATTCAGCAGAAGCTAGAAATAATATGCTTCAAGGATGGTCGGATTTAGGTGGACGTCAAGCAATTATTGATGGCCTAAAAGCTGGATTTGAAGCATTATCTTCTGTTCTTGGTGTAGTTAGTAAAGCTTTTAGAGACGTATTTCCTAGAACAACAGCTGAGCAATTATATAATTTAAGTGCTGGATTTAAGAATTTTATGGAATCTCTTAAACCAACAGAAACACAATTAAATAATATAGGAAGAGTAGCAAAAGGATTCTTTTCTATATTAGATATTGGAAAGCAAGCAGTTATTGCATTAATATCTCCTATTGGCAGATTATTTGGATCTGAAGGATTTGGAAGTATTGGTGATTCTTTACTATCAATAGTTGCAAATATTGCAGATTTCTTTACTGAATTAGATCAAGGAATAAAGCAAGGAGAAGCTTTTAAAGCAATTAGTGATGCTATTGGTAGTGCTCTTGAAACTTTAGCATCTGTTGGCAGTGTCGTTCTTTCTGTATTTTCTAATTTCTCTTCAGTTTTTTCAAAAGCTGGCGAAGCATTAAGTTATATTATTATAAATATTAAAAGCCTTTTACTTGATGTTTTTAATTGGATCTCTGAAAATATAAGTGGCGGAGATATATTAGCTGGATTGGCTGGCGGGGGCATATTTGCTCTTTTGAAAAATTTATCTTCTTTTGTCGATACAGTAAAAGATTCTTTAAAAAATATTCCATTTATAGGATCTTTATTTGGAGACGATGACGGTTCAAGTATTTTTGACAAGGCTCAAAATCTTTCTGATGCTTTAAGCAAAGTCGGAGAGGCTTTAACGGCATTTACTGGTAGTATTAAAGCTGCGAGCTTAGTTATGATAGCTGCTGCTATTACTCTTTTAGTTTCTTCTATAAGACAGATATCTGAGCTTAGTGTTGGAGATATAGCAAAAGGCATTGTTACAATACGTATTGTCATGTTGATGTTAAATACAAATCTCTTAAATCTAAGTTCTTTGATGAGTGGATTAAGACCCGGACAATGGATTGCTACAGCTACCTCTTTGGTGATTATTGCTTCGGCAATAAAGGTTCTTACTTCTGCTATGAAAAGCCTCAGCGAAATAAGTGTTGGCGGAATAACTAAAGGCCTTATTTCTATAGCAGTTTTATTAAAGTCCTTAAGTAGTTTCTTAGCTTCAAATGCTATGAAAACATTTTCTGTTAAAACTGCTATTTCACTTGTTGTTTTAGCAAAATCTTTAAAGATTTTAGCTTCTGCAGTACAAGAATTTGGATCCATGAATGCTAAAGAATTGGCAAGTGGATTGCTTGGTTTAGGAGTTGCGTTACTTGAATTAACCGGTGTTTTAAAGGTGTTGGATAAAGTTAAGGTTAATCCAGCAAACGCTATAGCAATAGCAGCTGTTGTAATCGCTATAAAATCCATGTCTAAGTCTATGCAAGAAATAGGCAGCATGTCTTGGGATACTATAGCTAAAGGTCTTTCTGGAATGGGTGGAGCTTTAGCAGAACTTGTTATTGTCGTAGCCGCTTTATCAAAAATCGGGAATATTAAAAGTATAATTGGATCTGTATCGTTAATTTTACTTGTTTCAACTCTCGATGATATTTCTGAAGCGCTTTCTAGTATAGGAAATCTTAACTGGAATTCTATAGCTAAGGGTCTTTCTGGAATGGGTGGAGCTTTAGCTGAACTTACTATTGTCGTAGGTGCTTTATCAAAAATCGGGAATGTTAAAAGCATAATTGGATCTGCATCTATCAAAATTTTATCTTCGACTTTATCCGATATTTCTTCTGCTATGAAAAGTATTGGATCTATGAATTGGGATTCTATATCTAAATCTTTAATAGGTCTTGGTGGAGCTTTAACTGAATTAACTGTCGTTACCGCAATTTTATCAAAAATTGGAGGAATCAAATCTATTCTTGGTTCTACTTCGATAGTTATGCTTGTTTCAACTTTATCCGATATTTCTTCTGCTTTAAAAGAATTAGGACAAATGCAATGGGACGAGATTACTCGCGGATTATTTGCGATGGGTGGAGCTCTAACTGAGCTTGGACTTATTCCAGCAATGCTTAGTAAGATTGCGCCTATTGGATCTATATTGGGATCAGGAGCTATATTAATAGGTGTTCAGGCTTTGAAGCCTATTGCCGATGCAATGGTTACTCTTGGATCTTTGACGTGGGATCAGGTTGGTATTGGTTTAGCTGCCATGGGAGGAGCTCTTGCTGAACTGGCAATTGTATGTGGTGCAGAAGGAGCAATAGCAGGATTAGCTGGACTTGTTGGTGCTGGTACAATCTTGTTAGCAACTCAAGGTATCGGTCAATTAGCAGACGCGTTCCTTAAATTTGGTTCAATGTCTTGGGATGAAGTAAAAGTCGGAGTGGAAGCAATGCGCGATGCTCTTGGCGAATTAGCTTTTGGTACGTTCATCAACAGTCTTGGTATTCTTGGTGGAGTTTCTATTTCGACCGTAGCAGAACCTCTTGGTGTGTTGGCTGATTCTGTAAAGAAATGGCAAGATGTTACTATTCCAGAAGGTCTTGGTGCACAATTAGGATCTCTTGCTGGTGGTGTTACAGCATTTACGTTATCTGGCTTTGGTGCTGGAGCTATTTCAGAAGTAGCAGAGCCTTTAGGTGTGTTAGCCGATTCAATTAGGAATTGGGCTGATGTTTCTGTTCCTGAAGAATTGTCTGGGCAGTTGACATCTTTGGCTGGAGCAATAGGTCAATTTACATTCTCTGGTTTTGGCGCTGGAGCAATTGCTGATGTAGCAGAACCAATGGGTGTTCTCGCTGACTCTATGTCAAAATGGAAGGACGTTTCAATACCAGAAGGGTTAAACGAACAGCTTTACGGATTAGCAGGATCAATTAGCCAATTTACATTCTCTGGTTTTGGCGCTGGAGCTATATCAACATTAGCCGAGCCTCTTGGAACACTTGCTGATTCTGTTGCTAAGTGGAAAGATGTTTCAATACCAGAAGGTCTTGGCGATCAACTTAAGGGATTAGCTGATGCTATTGGTACGTTTGCTTTAAGTTTTGTTGCCGGTTGGTCTATGAGCACAATTGTAGAGCCTCTTGGTTCGTTAGCTGATTCTGTTGCTAAATGGAATGGTATTAGTCTTCCGGAAGGGTTGGATTTATCACTTCAAGCTTTAGCGAGAGGTGTAAATGCTTTTACAGATTCTGCTGAGGCAATGGAAGTTATTAGAAATTCTGGTGATGCACTTAGTGGTCTTGCTACTGGTGTTTCTGGTTTAAGTGGTATTGATTTTGTTGGAATAGCCACAAATCTAACAACTTTTACTACAGCAATTCAAGGATTACCAGAACAGATATCTTTTGCTACGGGAGAAATAATCACTTCTATTAATGCTTTATCTATTGGAATAGCCGGTCAAACTGCTACTGTTATTGGAGCGGTTACATCCATGATGACTCAAGCCGTTAGCGCAGTTAGTTCTCAATCTGGAGCATTTAGTATTGCTGGAGCTCAGTGTATGACAATGCTTGGACAAGGAATGAATTCTTCTCTTCTTGCTCAAGCTGGTATAATTTCATCAACTATGAGTTTGATAGCTAATCAAATTATCAATGTTGGTGTGATTTCTTTCTCTAGTGGAATTTCTATATTTATGCAAACTGGTTCGAATCTTATGAATGCTTTTAGGCAAGGACTTCAATCTAAGGCTTTTGATTGCGTACGTATCTGTTCTTCTGTTGCTGCTCAATGCGTATCAGCGATAAGTTCACAAAGTACTATCGGTTTCTATATGGCAGGCCTTAATATGATGCGTGGTCTTGCTAATGGTATTAGAGACGGTCGTGCTTATGTTGTTAATGCGGCTATAAGTACTTCGATAGCTGCTTTAAATGCGTCTAAAAATGCTTTGGGCGAAAAATCACCTTCTAAGATTACTTATCAATATGGCGAATATTTCGATCAAGGTTTAATAAATGGTATTGTGGCATTGCAGTCTAAAGTTGAAGATGCTAGTGCTAATGTTGGTAAGACAGCTATTAGCTCAATGCAAAGCACTATGAAGAATATTGATTTTGATAGCGATATTTCTTCAAGACCTACTATTACACCAATTATTGACTCTAATAATATTAAATTTTTATCTGGTTTACAAACTAATAAAGATTTATCACTTAATGTTAAGTTTGCTGATTTTAACATTAAAGATCCGTATCAAATGATGCGGGATGATTTTATTAAGTCAATAGAGAGTTCAAACAGCAGAGTTTTTGAATCTATAAATGGACTTAGAAATGATATGTCTAATTATAATGATTCCATTTCAAATATGGAAAATTCGGTTTATGTTGATGGAAAGAAATTAGCATCTTCTATTGCTAAACCGATGAATCAAGAACTAGGCACTATATATAAGAGAGGACGATTATAAGTGGGTACCTATCCAGATTTACCTGATAATAGGCTTATTATAAACGGAGTAGATCTTTCTGTTACCTATCAAATGGTTCTTCTGGATGGGTATACACTAGAACCTCCAAAGCCAAAAACATATACTGTTGATGTTCCAGGAGGCAATGGGGTCATTGACCTTACTGAAGCTCTTACAGGAGATGTTGCATATTCAAATAGAACTCAAAAATTTACTTTTGCTTTAATAAATGTTGAAAATTTTGAAAAAGTAAAAACTGAAATTTCTAATTTTCTTCATGGCAAATCTTTCTCTTATAAGATGACAATGGATCCTGAATATACTTATCATGGGAGATTTAGTATATCCTCTTATGAACATTCGGCATATTCTAATGGTATTTTAGGATCCATTGTTGTTACAATAGACGCTGACCCATATAAGTTAAAAGAACATTGTGTTTATGAACTTAATGCTGTTGGTGGAAAAATGTTTAATTTTAAAAGTGGACGAAAACCCGTACATCCAATTATCGAATGCTCTAGTCCGTGTTGGATCACTTGGAAAGATCATGAAACATTTATTCCAATTGGAACTTATCGATTAAATGACGTTGTTTTTACAGAAGGATTTAATGAATTATATATAAATTCTTATAAATCACGGTTTGTTCGCTGGGTTGATTTAAAAAATAAAAACCTAACGTGGAATGATTTAAAAGGTAAGCGGTGGGATGATATTCAAAGACTTGGTGGAGACGCTTCTGATGCGCCTCGTTCATGGTCGGAATTATTCGATAAAACTTGGGACGATCTTAAAGCTAAAACTTGGGATCAACTTGATTTCGGACGTAATTCGCTTCCGGAATCTACGGTTTATATAAAATATGATTGGGAGGATCTTTAATGTCAGAGACTACTGAAAATTTGGGTTTGAAATTAACTTCTGGATCTGATTTAGTTGATCCGGTTACTGATTTTTCTGATAATTTTAAGAAAATCGATAAGCTTGGTCTCGATTATGTTATAGAACAAGGTAAGTCGGGCGAATGGTGGTATAGAAAATGGAAAAACGGTCGTGCAGAATGCGGAATAGATTCTAAAACTTTTTCAAACAAAACTAGTGACATATGGGGAACTGATGCCAATTGGGGTTACTTGTGTGGTGCGTGGTCTTTTCCGGCATATCCATTTACATTTGTTACGCTCCCATTTGTTACTATTTTGTATCGATACGAAGAAAATGGTTATGGTGGAATTGTGCATATTCATCCAGCATCCAAAGAAAGTAATCTTTTAACGTATCCTCCTAATTTTTCAGTATTTGACGCTAACGGTCCTCACGAATATACAAATCCAAAATTCAGTATATTTGTTACTGGTTGGTATAAATAGAAAGGAATAAGAGCATGGGTTATAAGCTTTTATACGATAAACAAATTTTATTTGATGTATATTCTGGCGATTATGTTACCGATGCTCAACTTTCTATGTCAGTTAATGCCGTATCTTATTTCGATTTTACAATTTCCTTAACGCATAGTTTGTATGACATAATAGCCGAACATGCTGGAATTGTTGAGTTATATTTTGATGATGCTAAATTATTTGACGGAGAAATAACAAAAATAAGTGTAGATTTAAATGGGAATAAAGATATAACATGTGCTGGCGCTTTAGATTATTTAAGCTATACATTGGTTCGACCTTATTCTACCATTGATGGCGAAGCTGATCTTTTAGCGCCTTCTTCTGTTGATGGTTATTTTAATTGGCTTATCGAGCAGCATAATAAACATTGTTTGGATTCCAGAAAGCATTTTTTCGTTGGGGTTAATCAAGGAAACTTATTAGATAATAATAAGTATATTTATCGAGCCTCAAGTACACTTCCAACCACATCGTCTGAAATAGAAGATAAAATTTTAAATTCTATTGGCGGATATTTATATGTTCGCTACAAAGACGACAAAAATATTCTTGATTTATATGCTGATACACATGAAGCTAATACTCAGATTATAGACTTTGGTGTTAACATAACGGATTTCGTTAAAACAACATCAACGGATGATCAGTACACAGCGGTAATCGCCACGGGATATACTCCTGATCCGCCAGAAGATGATCCGCAAAAAAAGATGAATCCTATAACTCTTAAAGGCTGTGTAGATGGAGGAACTCCGTATTCTCCGTCAATCGTCAAAATGGGAGACGTCGTATATGATGTTAATGCCGTTGCAAGATACGGATACAAAGAATATCATGTATCAAATGATGATATAAAGACCTATGATGGATTATTGCAATATGCGTGCAAAGTGTTAAATAAATTACTATCACCTTCTTTGAGTGTTTCTGTTAAAGCTGTTGATTTATCATTATATATGAAGGACAAATACGAGCACATGCAAGTAGGCCAGGCTGTACGAGTTCGTAGCAAGCTGCATAATATCGATGAATACTTAGTTGTTAATTCGATAACTTTGGATATGAATAATCCAGAAAATACTGAATATCAATTAGGTGAAAGCTACGATACTCTTACTGGTCAGCAGAGTTCATATTTAAGATCTTTAAACTCTAATATAGTTTCTAATCTTGATTCTGTAGCTAAACTGGATTCTGAAACTAAGAAAAATGCTAAAGATATTGCCGATACAAAAGTTGTGGCGTCGAATGCTGCAAATAAAGCAGACAAAGCATCAGAAGATGCGACAAATGCCGTTTCCAAATCATCAGAAGCTATTAAGAATGCTAATGAGGCGAAAGATACTGCGAATAGTGCTGTTACGGAAGCTGGAAAAGCAACAGAAGCTGCAAACTCGGCAAATACTAAGGCAGATCAAGCTACCGATTTAGCCAATTCGGCAAAACAAGAAGCAAGTACCGCTAGCAATATTGCTTCCGAAGCTAAGAAAACTGCAGATAAAGCTCAAGCGGATACAAATAAAAATACAAAAGCTGTGGCTCAAGCTCAATCAACAGCCGATGCCGCTAAGAAAGCTGCAGCCGATGCTCAAGAAAAAGCTGAAAATGTTGAGTCAAATTTGGAATCGGCCAATGCAGTAATCGAGCAGCATTCAAATAAACTTGGAGAACTCGATACAAAAGTTAGCAACGCTGTTACAAATGCTAATTCTGCATTGACCGCTTCAACAGAGGCAAAACAAACTGCCACTGAAGCATCCACAACCGCGAATACTGCTTATAAAGATTCTCAAACGGCTATTACTAATAGCACCAAGGCGACGCAAACTGCCACAGAAGCTAAAACCACAGCCGAATCAGCAGTCAGTACGGCAAATGATTCTTTAAGGCAAGCGTCTTCTGCTGTGCAAACAGCCAACAGAATAGAAAACACTCTGACGACTGAGTATCAAACAAAAGAGGATTCCGATGCATTGTATGCTACGAAATCTTCTTTAACAGAAACTTCTGAATCAATCAAAATGGAAGTATCTGCTACTTATGCAACTAAGTCGACCGTTGAAACTTTGCAAAATGTTGCTGATAACGCGATTGAATCTTGGAGAGGTTCTGGCGTTCCAACTTCTGAAAATAAGCCGGCATCTGATTGGACGACTATAGAAGAAAAGAAACGCCATTCTGGAGATTTGTATTATGACAAAGATACAGGAAAAGCTTATAGATGGGGTTCAGATGATGGAGTAGTTTATAGTTGGGTTTTAAACCAAGATACCGATATTACGAAAGCTTTGCAAGATGCATCAAATGCTCAGAAATCTGCTAATGCCGCACAGTCAACAGCTAATGGCGCTGTAACTGCTGCTGGAAATGCTCAAAAATCCGCTGATGGGGCTCAATCTACTGCTGATAGTGCAAAAACAGCAGCGGCTAATGCTCAGAAAGCAGCCGACACAGCTCAATTGGATGTTGATCAGCTTAAGATCGATATTCCTGGTACTTATGCTACTAAGGCTAGTCTCGAAACGACTGCGGAAAGTATTACTGCCCAGGTTGAATCAGTATCTACTACTGCTAATTCAGCTGTTACTGCCGCATCTAAAGCACAACAAACTGCTGATGCTATTAACGTTAATCTTACTAAGAATTATCAGACTAAAGAAAATGCAGACAATACTTATGCCACAAAAGCATCACTGTCGGCAACTTCTGAAAGCTTATCTGCTAACATCACTAAAGCGCAGCAAACTGCTGACGGAGCTGTGAATGCAGCGTCGAATGCACAACAAACCGCTGATGCTATTAACATTAATCTTACTAAGAATTATCAGACTACTAAGGATGCGGATGACAAATATGCCACGCAAAGCAGTCTTAATGCAACAGCGGATTCGATTACAGCGTCCGTTAGTAAGACGTATAGCACCAAAACTGAACTTACATCTGCAATCGATAGCATTAGTGTCGGTGGCAGGAATTTGTTTTATCAGACTAAAGAGACTCCAATTGCTAAGGGGTATGAAGGAAATATCGGACGAAACTATAATTCGTTTGGTTCAAACTTCGGTTCTGGAGGCTCACTTACAAAGACTGCTGATGGCTTGAAATTGGTATTTGGTGGAGACGTTAATGTTAGCATTCAGGTTCCTCTTGCCGAGTTCGGAAATGTTGAAAATGGAGAAATTGTAACATTATCTTTCACTTATAGAGGCAATATTTCAGCGTTCGGAAGTTTTCATTTTTTACAGAAAACTGGCGCTAATATTCCCATTGAAGGATTACCGTATCTAAACAGCGATGGCTCATGGCATAAATATAATTGCACATTCAGCAGCTCTCAAGCAAATGTTCGAACTTGTGTGTCATGCTTATTGTTCTATGGTCATCCGACATACGACAATTCAAAATGGATAGAGATCAAAGCCGGTACATTGAAGCTTGAAAAAGGTAATAAACCTACTGACTGGTCACCAGCACCGGAAGATCTTGTTGCTGAATCTAAAACGTACACCGATGCTCAAATTAAAGTTTCTGCTGATAGTATCAATTCGACTGTTTCTTCTGTAAAGACTACTGCCGATAACGCACTATCTAATGCTAATAGCGCTTTAGATCAGATTAATGCGATACCAGGTACCTATGCTACAAAAACCGAAGTTAATCAAACTGCTACAGATTTAACAACAACAATTACCACCGCTCAAAACACAGCTAATGACGCAAAAGGTGCTGCTGAATCTGCTCAAACAACAGCTAACGAAGCAAAAGGCGCTGCTGACTCTGCTAAGACTTCTACAAATGTATTAGAAACACTTATTCGCCAATCTGGAGATGGCGTAGAAGTTGCCAAGAAGGTAAATGATGAATATACTTCATCTAAAACTCTAATGAGTCCAGATGGATTTTATATCAAAGACTCAACCGATGAGATGTTAACTCAGGTCAAAAGTGATGCGATTATTCTCGGAAAAGAAACCGAATCACATATTCATATTAATACAGATAATGTTACCATATTGGATGGCAACGAAAAAGAAATCGCTAAATTTTATGGAAATGGTCTATCAATAAATTCCGACGCTCTTGACATTTATTCTGGTCGACTCGACGTACCATCTGGCGAAGCTATACCAATTACATATATGAATGCTGTTGGAGGATTTAGTTTTTATTCGATGCTAAACGATAGCATCCAGACGATACTACCTAGGAATAGCAATAATAAGTGTATGATTGCGGCCGTTAATGACGTTCATTCTAATCCGTCCGGATATACTGTTGCTAGTTCTGCGATTAATATTAAAGTAATTGCAAATGCTGAAGGAAAAACCACAAATGCGGATTCAACCGCATCTATATCAATGGATTCCCATTCGACATTATTAAATTCATCGTCAAATGTAAGTACAGGTTCTACTATTGTTCTTAAAGCTAGCGATATTAATCTGCAGGCTCAGAGGGATCTTATCATAAAGGGTTATAGGTTAAAAGATTTTGTTAATGAATTTGGCACTAGTACAACTACAGATAGTCTATGGCCTAATAGAAAATGGAATTGGCGTTGGATTAAAACCTATTCTGGAAAATGTTTTGCTTGGGGTGAATGTGGATTTAATATAGTCTGTATTAATGAATGGGGTAGCGGATACTATGATCACGTGTGCCCTGTTTATCCATTTAAATTATCAAAATGGAATGTACAGGCTAGTACGAGTTTTATTGGCGGTGGAATTGGGCTCACAGGTATTTATGATGATTCAGCAACACAATGCCCAATTTATATTTGGTCAGCTGTATATCAGAACACTGGAACGATGTCTGTTAAAGTTTTTGTGGAAGGAGTTTTAGCGTGAGAACTGTTGATAAATTTGGAAACGAAATTACTGACCCAGATCTTTCAAAAGGATACTTACGAGAAGCAAAAATTTTAAAATCTAATGCTCCGAAACTTTCAAACGATCATCCTTGTTACGTAGATGACGATTTCGAACGCGGTTATATATATTTCGAAGGGAATGATTTCTTTAAACGGGTTCGCATAGAATCTGAAAAAAAAGTAAAAAAAGAAGAAAAGCTTAATCAAATAGCGGATTTGATCCAAACAAAAATTGAACCGTCGGACAAACTTGGTTACATTTGGAAATGCATTTATATTGGAGATGTTTGCGTTTCTAAAGAGTACGTGAAAGATCCAAATGTTACTGGAACAAAAAAATAAGCCAATAATTTGGAAACCCGGAGTTCAACTTATTCCTAATGCATTTTATGTTTATAAAAATAATATATATGTATACATTGGAGAAAATTCAAAAGCTGATAGCAAATTCGATTTTTCTAAGTTCGAGAAAATGTAGAAACTATGTTCTAATTCTTAATCGTCAAAATGGAAGGACGTTTCTAATGTATCCGAACAATGGATATTATGGACAACCTTATAATGAGTTCAGGAAAGCGCGTAAGCATTATACTGAAACGCATTCTGAACGTGATAAGGCTGAGATGAAAGAACACGCGAACCAGCACATCATGGATAGTATAAATTCTATTCGTGAGATTTGGGACGCTTCGGATCCAGATATCAAGCAACAGATACGAACTGATTTAACAAACATGATTAGCGCTATGAATTAGTTTATATTTGAAGGGCGATGTCGATGAATGTAATCTCCATGAATGGATACTTGTGGAAGATTATATTTGTGGATCCTGATAGCATAGAGCTCATGGATCAGACTGGGCGAAAAACTTTAGCTGTAACAATCCCTTCTTCCTTTCAAATCAAGCTGTCAAAAAATTTATATGGTTCTAAACTTCTAACAGTTTTGATTCATGAGCTCGCACATTGTGCCATATTTAGTTTCAATCTTTTACCAGATATTCATAGAATGGTAAAAGAACAATATTGGACAGAAGCTGAAGAATGGATCTGCAATTTCATAGCAGATTACGGCATGACTATATTTAAATCAGCATATTCTATAGTCGGTATTGACGCATGGATATTTATTCCACAAGAAATAGAAAAACTTATAGCTTAATAAGGAGGTGATATATTGGAACCAGTCGTTGACACACAAGTGATAATTTCTATTATAACGGTTATCGGTTCCGTTATTGCCTCTTCCGGTTTTTGGGCTTTTTGGCAAAAGAAGACCGAAAAAAATGATGCTAGTAAAGAAATGCTTGTAGGTTTAGGTCATGATCGAATTGTGTCTTTAGGACTAAAGTATATAGAACAAGGTTATATTACGCACGATGAATATGAAAATTTAAGCACGTATTTATATTTACCGTATAAAAAACTTGGTGGAAATGGGTCCGCAGAGCAAGTTATGAGACAAGTCGATCAGTTGCCTATCCATGCATCATTAGACGATTGTACTAAATAGAGGAGAATACTATGGTTTTACCAGATAAGATTTATGATATTTTCAAATGGATTGTGATGATTGTTCTTCCCGCAATAGGTACTTTATATTTTGCTTTGTGCGGTATTTGGAATTTTCCATATGGAGAACAGGTTATCGGTACTATCACTGCCGTTTGCACTTTCTTAGGCGCAGTTCTCAAGATTAGTAACGTTAATTACAACAAGCAAGATGTTAAGAACGAGTAGTATATTTTAGAGGAGGTCTGTCGATATGGCAGGTCTCCTCTTTTTACATACCATATATTTTTTGCTCGCAGTTTTTTCACACCTTATAATAGAGTGAAATCTTTTTGAAAGGGGATTGTTATGTTGTTAGTGCCATTCTTTATTAGTGCGATAATGATTATTATTGTTACAAAATTTGATTTTCGTGACGATATTCTAATAACGGGAATATTGGTTACGTGGACAACATTTTTTGGACTATGGTTAATCGATATTATCGGGGCAAATATGAGCTGGTGGTGACATAATGGTTTATGATTAAAGTTTACTAAAAAGAGTTGGGATTTATATCTCTTCTCTTTTTTTTTTTGAAAGGATAAATATGCAAATTAGAAATAAAATTAGTGATATGACAACCAAACTTCGTTCTGTGTTAGATCAACATGAAATCAATTGGATAGATGCTTCCGATTTTTGTTATAAAACATATTATGACGATGATTGTCATATTCATAATAAGAATTTTCATTGTGAGCGAACGAGATTTAATTTATATACTGACGAAAATGGAAAAGAACATTATAGAACGTCAGTTGTTTGGAATTGGTTTAAATACGATCAAGGAAATCATATTGGAATGTCTATGGGATTTCCTTATAAATACGAAGTTTGGGACAAAGCTTATAATGAAGATCCACTTCCAATGACACTTGAAGAAATTGAATCTATATTTATGGATAGAACGATGTAGAGGTTTAAAAATGGAAAAAGAAAACATAGATGATTTATTCGATCATATTTGTCCAGATTGCGGATGCTAAGTATATAAGCCAAATTATAGTAGAAGTATTGTATTTTCTGATGGGAAAAGAATCATATCAACAGTTTATATAGAATGCCCTATATGCAGTTTTAGAACAAACGAACATAGTACAGTTAGAGATTGTTATAAAGAATGGAATGAATGTGAATTATAAAGAAAAAGCAATTAACTCTGTAAAAGAATATTTAAAAGATCATTTGATCGAAAAAGAAATAAATGACAGCGAAATTTACATTATATTTGATGCGACATCTAAAGCATCAAAAACTGCTAGAGTACTACTCGGAAGTTATCAAACTCCTAAATATATGTATTGTTATATTTATTCTGGAGAAGATGATCCTTCATTCTTAGAAATATATATAAAAGACGATGTGTTTTGTATGGAGGAATTATAATGAGTCTTAGATTGTTAGAGAAAATTCTTGAAGTATTTTTGCCTGTATACATTATTTCTATTTGCGCTTTTAATGGTCCAACTCTTATTATTTATATTTCTTCGATTATTTGTTTGGTATGCTTTATCATTATAAACATTCATGAAGTAAAATATAGAGATGGAATTTTAATAGTTGATAAAGCAAATAATGAAGATTCACGATATAAGCTTATATTTAATACAGATGTAGAAACACTCGAAAAAAGAAATTACTTTGAAATTAAAGTTGTAAAAACAGATTCTTCTAAGATTATTGATTCGCAAGAATAACATATCCTATAATAGGTAGATATATTCTTGAAAGGAGAAAATTATGAGGTTTATCAAGAATTCTACGAACGAGAAAAAGATTAAAGAAGCAATTGATAATCTTATGGAATCGATGGCTTTAGAATCACCAGATTCTGATGAGTACAGAAAAATGGCCGAAAATCTTAGAATTTTACAAGAAGCTAAGTGTGCTAAGAAAACTTGGGTTTCTGGAGATGCTTTGTTTGGAGGCTTGATTAGTATCGGAGGTATTTTATTGATTCTAAACTATGAGAAGTTAGATATCATTGCTACTAAAGCTCTTCCGTTTGTAACAAAAGTAAAACTATAATTATTAATTTGATATATATCACTAAAAAGGAGGAGGTCTTTATTGACCTCTTCTTTTTTCATTCGCAGTTTTTTCACACCATATAATAGAGGGAAATCTTTTTGAAAGGAGATTGTTATGGAAACTTTTATTCAGATTGTTAAAACTGTTTTGGTTGTCAACGCTGTAGCAGTTGCTGTAGGTGGAGGAATTGCTGTGACAAAAGAGATCACAAATAAAGTCAAGAACAAGATGGATGAAAGAAAAAACTATTACAAAGCCGAGATCATTGAGGTTCACTAAAATAAAAAGGGATTTATATCCCTTTTTATTTTTATTAAAATGGTATATCTAGACCAAATCTATGTTTTTATAGTGTAAAAATATTATTACATAATACCTGATCAACGAGTCGCTGAGACGCTATTTAAGCATGGGTTTTAATGTTTTACGTATAAACAGTCAACTTTTTTAATATTATTTTTAGTAAATTTATTAAAAATCGTTATAAAGAGGATATTATGAAAAAGAAAAACTTTAAAATGAAGGTTAATAACGAAATAGGAACTAGTTGGATTACTACGAAGGGAACAACTTGGTCTAGAAATAAATATCCAAAAGAATGCATTGATAGATTTGGAGATGTATGGTTAAAACCTTATATGGACGCTCCTAATCTTTATGCTACTGTTGATGGTCCAGAATTATATTTTCACATTAAAGATGGAAATTTGGAAGAAAATTAAATTTTAGAAAAGGAAAAAGAACCATGCTAATGAAAGAACTGAAAGAGAAAAACTACATAAGTCATAGGCTGTATAAGTACTTGCGCGTTGCATTTCAAAATACGCCTAAGAATTTTAAAAAATACGGGTTGGCAATCCATGGTGTCAACGAATACGATTATGCAGAATTTGATAAGCGGCGATCAGAGTATTTTGACGAAATGGAACAAGAATTTGCAAACTCTTCGTTGGACGAAGTTCTGAAAGAACTAAAGGTGTCGGAACCAGAAGATATTATGCAATTTAGAGGCTTGGGTAAAAAATGTGTATCCGAATTGCAAACTCTTATTGAAAAGGATCGAAACGAATCGAAAGGTTTTTAAATAAAATTTAGGCATATTAATTATTTTTTTCGTCGTTTCTTGTATTGCAGTATGTCTTTATTACGTAATAAAGACCGTATTGATGCGTGGAAAGAACTTCATCGAACTAAGTGCCCTTTCTGCGGAGCGTATTTACAGGGGTATCTATACAAATATAGCAAACCAATGCATATGCCTTGCTATTGTTCTCGATGCGGAATGCCTTTAAATGAGACAAAAAGCACTTTGGATTCAATTAATTCTAGACAAGAATGCAAAGCACTATTTTTATTTAATAACGAGTATCGGAAAAGAATGAAAGAGTTTGGTTGCGAATCATGTGAATTATTTGGTAATGATTGTGATGGAGTGAGTGGACTTTGCGATTGCAGTGTCATTAAGGAGAAGAAATGATTACAATCACTAATGTTGAGACCTATGGTTGGGAAGAGGCTATTCGAGGTATGCGAAATCCTATGAACTCGTGGGATAAGAGTGATAGTGCATTTGGTAGAAATTTGGAAATTCCTTATACACAAAATAATCCAACCACAATGCTTGATAAATATGGTATTGAAACATATATCGGCGATAACGATCTCGACCTTATGAAACGACTTGTTAAAGCAGGAACTGATCATCGTAAATTTATGCGTATGATTACTGTATCTTGCGATATCACGGCACCACTATATTGGTGGAAAGAGTTCGATACATACAAAGTAGGAACTGTCGCAAATTCTTGTAGCACGATGCATAAGATCCAGGCTAAGGAATTTACTCTGGATGATTTTAGTTGTGAGCATTTGTTTGGACTTGAGGACGAGCCGTTCATGGTGACCGTATCGTCAGATGGAACTAAACTCTCACCTCTCGGATTAATGGCAGACGTAATTAAAATGCTGAATGGTTGCAGAGAGAAGTACATCGAGACGAAAAATAAGGATTACTGGTGGCAGATGATCCAGCTGCTGCCGTCGAGCTATAATCAGAAGCGCACAGTCATGCTTAACTATGAAGTTCTTGCAAACATGTATAAATCTCGTAAGGGTCATAAGCTTGATGAGTGGCATGCGTTCTGTGATTGGATTGAGGAGCTTCCTTATTCCGAATTGATTACAGGAGAAAATTAGAATGAGAATCATATTGACTTGTACTTGTGTTGAATATAAATCAAAGACTGACAATGACTGACAAAACAAAACGTTCCGGTCGAACAAAACTTCCACCAGAAGTCGGAAAACGCGAAAAACTAAGAAAAGATGGTACCTACGGTTATGTTTGCAATGCTTGCGGATATCCTGTAGGCGATCATGATGGATATTGCTCAGAATGCGGCGCAAGAGTTGCTGGCACATATTTTTATTACGGAAAAGATTTTAAACCTGATGAAAAGCCAAAGAAACCAACGCTCAAAGAGCTTCTTATTAAATATGAAGAGGCAGTGTTAGCACAAGAAGATACTTTAAAGGAGAATTAACATGTCAAAAATCACTGGAAATATTTGTGGTGCTTTGCTTATTATTGGAATGATTGTATGGGCATTCGCTTTTGTTCTTGGTGGTGCAGAGATCGTCTGGTGGATGCTCACGGGGGAGTTCTTTCATTTTGTTAGCGTTGGAGCTTCAACATTTTAATGGGATTATTGATTTTTTATAAAGAAATTCGAGAAAGGAACGATGATGAGTATCGCATGCAAATGCGAGCGTTGCGGTAAGTTTTATGACCCAAACCAAAAAGACGAAGCGACCATTCCAAATCAAGCTTCTCATATTACGTTTAACGCCATAACGCTTAATCATAAAGATTACAGGAATGATAGCTATAATAATGTTGGATTTACTCGAATGGACATTTGTCCTGAATGTGCACGTTCATTTACAATGTGGTGGACCAATCCGGGAATTACGAGCAATGGCGACGTAAAAACGGTACTTCTTTAAAAGTCTTCTTGCTAAATATAAAGCAATACGAGGAAGAAGAAAAATGCGATTAACATTAGAAACTCTTAGTGATTCAAATATTTCTATTAGGCATTTCGCTGAGCTGATTAACTCTGATGACTTAACAGTTAAACGATATTTGAATCACTCAAAAAAACAACGAATTTCTTCAATTAGAAAAATTGAATTGGGTTCCGACGTTCTTATATTTAATAATTTAGTTTGGCCGGATTTAAGTTATACTCCAAATACTAAAAGCGAAAAAAAATATTCAGAAAACAAAAAGCGGTCTTATGAGTTGGATGAAATTTTTCGTCAAGATTATAAAAGAAGAGAACAGAAAGGAAAATTACTATGAAAAACTATGGTTGTTTAAATGCTTTGTTTGATATTTTTATGACAATTATTACAGGCGGTCTTTGGCTTATTTGGATTGTTATAAAATATTTGCGTACACATTAGAAAGGATATTTTAAATATTATGAAAACTATTTTGGAGGATAATAATGAATAGCATTGAAATTGCACAAAAAGAACTTGAAGCGGCTGGACTTTTTGATGCTGACTCAGATTACGAAGGAGCTCTTGGCGATGCCGTAATGACTTTAATTAAAACTTTCAATGCGCAGCAGCATTCTGGTTTTAGTGCGATGATAGTGATTAATTTGTTTGATCGTTTGGCCAAGCATAAGCCTTTAACCCCTCTTACTGGAGAAGACTGGGAATGGGAAAAGATGAATCTTGGCACTGATGAAGACGGAGATAATCAAACTTACATCAACATTAGATGCCCTTTCATTATTAAAGATTCTGATGGTGTGGCGTACAACACTGAGGGTAAGATATTCTCTGATGACGGAGTAGTTTGGTATACAAACAAAAATTCTAGAATTCCTATCACTTTTCCGTATTCAGTTCCAAATGAACCGGTTCGGGTAATTCTTGGAGAAGATAATGCCGATTAAAATTTCTATATTGAATGTGACACTCTAGTAGAAGGAGGTTTTAATGAACGAGATAAAAGAAGTATATTACAAAGACTATTGCAAAAAATGCAAATACGTAAAGCTAAAAGAGCACGAAGATCCTTGTAACGATTGTTTGGGACAACCATATAATTATAATTCTCACAAACCTATACATTTTGAGGAGGAGTCTATGGATGAAAGCAAGCAATCTAAAAAGATTAAGAATTAGTCTTGGACTAACAGTTACTGGATGTGCCATGGGAATGGGTGTGACACGTCAAACAATAATTAACATAGAATCCGGTAAAACAACAAAAACGTCCTCTCTTCAGTATTACGAATTATATTTAAAAGATGTTAAGAGAAAGTACGAAAAAAGAGATATTTACAAAAGGAAACTTAAATGAATGACAACATTAAAAACCCAAAGCATTACACGCAAGGACAATATGAATGTTGGGATGCGATGAAAGATCTTTGCGGTTATGAACTTGTTAGCTATTTTTGTATCGGATGTGCTTTTAAATATATTTGGCGTGAAGAGTTGAAAAATTCATCCATTGAAGATATCAAAAAAGCGATTGTGTATTTGAATAAGCATGCTGAAATAAGATCTATTGACGTTAAAAACTATAAAAATATTTCGTTTCGGCTTGTTAAATTGTATCCTTATTACAAATCACACAAATGCGAACAATCAGTAATGGATTATTTTCTGATCAGAGCATTTGAGAATTTAATTAATTATGTTAATTGGGCCGATGATCTAAAACTTTCCCAACAATCTGTTTTACTTAATGAATGTTTGGCAAGCCTTGATGCTTGGGTTACTATTAAAAGCGAGGAACTGGATAATTAATGAATGAATTTGCTGAAAAAATGGCACGTCTAATTATGTCACTTTTATTTGTTATAGCTGTTGTAGTTGGTCTAACCGTAATCTGTGCGTTATTTGCTTTGTGTAAATGGTTACTGGGTATGTAAATTCGCAATTTTTTCATATGCTATAATGACATGGTTATAAAACAAACGAAAGGAGAAACCATGGATACCAAGAACGTTGTTGCTGAGAAGATTGAAAACGTTAAGAACAGCAAGACTGTCAAGAAGGTCGCAAAGATTGGAGGAATCGTTGCTGGTAGCATTATTGTTATCGGCGCTGGTTATCTGATTTATAAGGGTCATCTTGATAAGGTTATTGAGGTTGCTGACGAGATTAAAGATTCTGCAGTAGAAGTAGTTCCTGAAGTCGTGGAAGCTGTTGCGTAAGTTTAGTTATGTCAACTTGAAGGGGGTCATTAAGATCCCCTTCTCTTTTTTTTGTAAGGAGTTTTAATGAACACTGGAATTTTTAAACAAAGTTTTAATAGAATTAGTTCTTTTATTGTAAGAAATCAATCAACTATATTTACAGCCACTGGAATAGGGTGCGTTATTAGTATCCCTTTCGTAACTATTAAGCCAACGATTAAAGCCCTTGAACTTATCGACGAAGCGGCAGATGTTAAGCTCGACGAAGAAGGAAGAATCAGTGAAGGACTTGGCGTAAGAAGCATTCACGATAATTTAAACATTCTTACAACCAAAGAAGTTATATTTGCAACATGGAAATGCTATATTCCGACATTCGTTATGACGAGTCTGGCGATTGGATGCTTTGTAGCCGCGCATAGATCAAATTCTTTGCAAAAAGCAGCTCTTGCTAGTGCATATTCTCTTGTAGAAAAATCTTATGATAAGTATAAAGATAAAGTTATTGAAGTTATTGGAGAAGAAAAAAATAACCAAATCAAAGAAGAAATATCAAAAGAAACTCTGGAATCAACAGATTCAGAACAAATAATTCCATTTGGTAATGGCGAATATCTTTGCTACGATGGTATTTCTGGACGATATTTCAAATCGGATATTGAAACTGTAAGAGAAGCCATTAATGATTTTAATTATATTTTAAATGGTGATTTTTATCAAGATCTAAACGATTGGTATATTCGTTTGGGGCTTCCTCAAATCCAATTGGGAGAACTGATGGGTTGGAATTCCGAAAAGCATCTTGATATTACATTTACATCAACAATAGCAAGTAACGGAGAACCTTGTATCGTTCTAGATTATTCTGATTCTCTTCCTAGTCCGTTTTATCGTAGATAAAAATATATTTTCTTGAAAGGAATAAATTATGGATAAGTATTACACTGAGCTCACAATTAAGACAAACCTCACAGATCAAGACGGAGTTATTAAGGCTTATAAATATCGTAAGATTATGCTTTCTGGAGAAGACGCTAATAAAATTCCAGAAATTGTTTCTAAGCGAGCACATGATATTTCTAAAGACGAAATCAATATTCTTAAATCACGCGTTGATTAATTCGCATTTTTTTCATATGTTATAATAGATTAGAAACTTTTTGAAAGGAGTTTTATTATGAACGCAGATGTTAAAAGAAAAGCAAAATTTACAGCGCGTATGGTTGGAGGTATTTGCGGAGCATTTACTGTGAGTCGTATTATCGGTATGGTTATTCCAAATACTGGTACGGTTGCTAATATCGTAATCACAATTGGAGCAGGATGTATCGGTGGCGTTATCGGAGATAAATGTGGCGAATATCTAGAAAATCAAGTTGAAGTGGTTTGCGATCTTGTTGATACCTGTTCAAATGTAACTGCATAAGAACGAAACTAATCTAAGTTAGAGGAGACTAATAATCTCCTCTAATTTTTTTGAAAGGATAAAAGAATGGCAAAAGTAAACATGCCTGGAACTGAAGATTTGCCAAATAATAGTAATAGAGCCAGACGAGAAAAAGAAGAACAAAAGAAAAAAGATATTAAGCCAATTGCTAAAGCTACAACTAAAAAGAAATCTGTTGGAAAGAAATTCGCTGAAGCATTTATTGGCGATGAAAGTGAATACGATAATATCAAGGATTATATTCTTTATGATGTTCTAATTCCAGCAGCCAAGAATACAATTAGCGATGCTATTACTGGCGGTCTCGAAATGCTTTTATTTGGAGAACGTCGCTCGTCTAGTTCTAGAATGAATCGAGATAGAGGAAAATCCTACGTAAATTATTCTGGATATTCTAAAAGACAAGATGCTCAACCAGAACGTTTTAAGAGAAATGCCAGAGAACGCGTTTGGAATGATGACATCATTCTTGATAGTCGAGGAGAAGCAGAACAAGTAATCGATAGTCTTTTAGATATTATAGACCAATATGGAGCAGCAACAGTTGCTGATTTGTATGGTCTTGTTGGCATTGATAGTGAATATACAGATAATAAGTATGGATGGACAAATCTTTCTAGCGCTAATGTAAGTAGAACTAGAGATGGTTATATTTTAAATCTTCCAAAATCTTATCCTATTGATTGAAACAAAACAGATCGCCCGCCTTGGGTTTAGGAGAATATTATGGCATCAAAAGAAAGTACTTTTGATCAATATTTTTATATAGATGAAATTAGTGATTTTAAATTTACTAAAATTACATATTCATTGACTCCTAAAAAAGTTATTTTTAATGATCCAGCAACCATCGTATATTGGGAAGACGGATCTAAAACAGTTGTTAAATGTGGTAATGGCGACGTTTATGACTGTGAAAAAGGTTTTGCGATGTGTGTTCTTAAACGACTTTATGGAGATAAGTTTCACTCTATATTGAAAAAGCACATTCCGAAAGAAGAAAATGGTTCAATGCTAAGTGCAGACAAGTCATATAATGTTAAGAAAATTAAACAGTATGATTTTGAAATTATTTTTGAGAATCATGATGATGCCGAACGTGTACTTTTGGAGCTCGTCAAATTAATTAAAACATATGGTTTCGTATACGTTTCTGATTTGTACGATATTGTCAACATCAGCAATGAATATGAGAATACAAAATATGGATGGTACGATCTTACTAGTGCTAGCATAAAGGATACTCGTGACGGGTATGTTCTCGATCTTCCTCTTCCCATTAAACATATTTAAAATTTTCAATTTAAGGAGAATTAACATGGCTACTATTATGCAAGCTCTTGATGTTTTGAAGAAGGCTGGCAGCGATATTGCTGTATATGAAGATGCGTTTTCTTATAAGACCACTATCACTATCGAAATGCCATTTGGTACTTCTTGGCTTGAAGAAATTGAAGACACTAAGGCAATGGTGGATATCCATACAGCTAAATTGTGTAAACTTGCAATTAATACTATTTACGGATGTGCTTCGCAAGCAAAGCAAAAAATTGAAACTTACAAGATCCCTGAAGTTCGAGAAATTCGATATAACGGCCCCGCTACCATTGTATTCTGGGAAGACAATACTAAAACCGTTGTAAAGATACAACCCGGAGAAGAGTATTATGATCCCGATAAGGCTTTTGCGATGGCTGTGTGTAAGAAACTCTTTGGTAACAAATTCAATCGTCATCTCACTGAAGCTCAAAAGGCTTTCGAGAAATGTTACGAAGAAGAGTGCGAAAAAGAATGCATCAGGTTCGACAACCTTATTACGATGGTTCAGAATATGTTTAGCCCTTCTGAAAACAGTGATTCAAAAGACAAGAAAGGAAACTAAAATGACTCCTAATGAATATCAGCTTGCTGCTATGGCTACTGCTCCGGAACATATTTTTGACCATGCAGATGATGCGCTCGATAATGCCGCACTTGGTCTTTGCGGAGAAGCTGGAGAGTTCGCAGATATTTTGAAAAAGCATTTCTATCAAGGGCATCCAAATGACCCAAAGCACTTGGCAAAAGAACTAGGAGATATTCTTTGGTACGTAGCAATGGGCGCTACGGCTCTTGGTTATGATTTCGAAGAGATTATGATTATGAATATCGAAAAGCTCAAAGCTAGATATCCAGAAGGACATTTTGATACCGAATGTTCTCAACATAGAGAAGAAGGCGACATTTAACATGTTAAAATGTCCATATTGCGATGGTGTAGATTTTATTGTTGTAGATATTAGAAATAAAGAAAAAGCAAACGGCATTAGACGAAGGCGAGAATGTAAATCTTGTGGAAAACGATTTACCACTTATGAAATTTGTTCAAACATGTATCAACCAGATTCTAACGATACAAAAAGTGACAAATCTTCAGAGCCAGGACCTAATTTTAAGCAAATGCGACGAGATTCTATTAGAATAGCTAAAGATTTATGCTATGATAAATATATTATTAAAGATCTAGAAAATGCTAAGAACGAAACACAACTTTCTCAAATAATGGCTAAAGGAAGGAATAGATGCTAATTAAAGACATGCGGGATTGGTGTAAAAAAGCATATCCTGGAGATAATTGGGCATATAAAGTAGATAAGATGAGCGATAAGCAAGTACAAGCTATATTCATTAAACTCAGAAAAGAAGGGAAGATTAATGTTTAATTCGCAGTATATTCATATCCTATAATAGGTATGAATGTTTTTGAAAGGAGTTTTTATGAAATTTGTAGAACGAGCTAAAGATTATATTCACGATAATCGATATAAAATTGCAATCGGAGCATTGATTGGTGTTTCTCTAATTACTTGTAAAGAAGCATATTCTTTAGGGAAATTAGTTGGAGCACATAAAGGGTTCGATTCGGCAATTGGTGCTATCTGTGATATTAATCCGGAACTTGCAGTACAAATTGCAGAAGAAGCTATTAAGCAAGGAAAGCAAGTCGTTACCTGTAAGCTATAAATAGTTTGGTGCTGCGAGATAATCATGGCACCATTCTTTTATATTTTTACATATGCTATTGATTTTTCTCTTAAACAAAAAGGAGTATTTAAATGAATTTTACTATTATCAAAGAAACCGTTATTCGTGGGGGATCTAGGGCTTTGTTGCTCGCACAAAAGCATTCTCCTGAACTTTTAATGCTTGGCGGAACTATTGCTATCGGCGCAGGTATGATTTTGACCGGAAAAGCCAGCCTCAAACTTAATGATATTCTTGACGAACATGAAGAAATAAAGGAACAGATCGAAAAGGCTCATAACGGAGAGATTGATATTCCTGAAGACAAGGAGTATACCGACGAAGATTACAATCATGATATTCTTGTAAACAAGATTAATTGTGGTAAAAAGATTGCAATGCAGTATATTCCTGCGGTCTCTTGTGTTGTTCTAGGTGTTGGTTGTTTCTTTGGCGCGCATGGTATCATGTCTAAGCGAAACGTGGCTCTGATGGGAGCATATAAGCTTGTAGAGGGCAATTTCAAGGCATATCGCGAGCGTGTTAAGAATGAACTTGGCGAAGACAAAGATCGTCATTTTTATTATGGAACCGAAACCGAAAAGATTTCCGAGAAGGTTAAGGACGAAAATGGAAAGACTAAAACTGTTAAGAAGGAAGTTGAAGTTGTAGACGAGGAAACTCTAAAGCTCAATCCTTATATTCGAATCTTCGACGAAGCAAATCCGAATTGGTCCAAGAGTCCTGAACAGAACAAATTCTTCCTTGAGCGAGCACAAAATGTCCTGACCGATAAGCTTCGAGCACAGGGGCATCTTTTCTTGAATGAGGTTTACGATTATCTCGGATTTGATCGTAGTTCTATCGGTGCTAAGGTCGGTTGGGTTGCCGATGGAATTGGCAACCACGGCGATGATTATGTCGATTTCCAAATCGTTAAAAATATGAATGCTGTTAAGCGTGATTTTATTAATGGTTATGAGCCTAGTATTATTCTTGACTTTAACGTTCAGGGTGTTATTTGGGATCTTATCTGAAAAAGAGATGGCATTAACGCCATCGGAAGTGGAAATTATTGGCGGGATATTTATGACTATCCTCAACTGTACACATATTTTTAAGGAGTTTTAATGAACACCGGAATTAAGATGTTTATTTCCTTTGGTGTTGGTTTATTCACTGGAGGAGTAGGAGCATATTTCCTTATGAGAGAAAAGTTCTCTAAGGAAGCTCAAGACGCAATCGATGAATATAGAGAAATTGCTAGAAATCGAGTTCGTGCTGCTGACGAATTTGTTAAAGAGAAGCTCGACAAAAAAAATCAAGAAGAGTATGAAAATATTTGTGATAGCAATCCTGAATTTATCGATTATACCAAATTCTCAAAGGATGCTGTAGTAACAGAGAAGGCTAAGAATATTCGAGATGAATTGAATGAACTTAGCAAGGCTGTTAACGACGAATCGTTTGATGAGCATTTTTCTGAGCGAGAGCATCCTGAAGATGACGAGGATATTTCGGACGACAATCTTGATGAAATTAACGATTATGAAGAAAACCTTGCTAGGATCGAAGAAATGGATGCTGCTAAAGCAAATGAAGTAGCTCCATATTTCATTGAAGGAAGTGAATTTCACAACACCAAACAATGGTATGATAAGATTTCTTTGAATTATTACGAAGGCGATAACACGCTCACTGATGATAGAGACGAAGAAATCGTTCATAACGAATGGGTCAATATTTGTGGAGAAGAGTTCTATAATTGGTTTGGTCGAGACGAAGATGATCCAGATATTGTATATGTTCGAAATGATCAACGAGGAATTGATTACGAAATTTGTAGAGTTTTAGGACGTTATACGGACGTGTCAATGCCGGAAATTCATATTAGTTAATTCAGATTAGGAAGCCTATGGAAAAATATGATGTAGGCTTTCAAGACGACATTGTTTACGATTATTTCCATTGGCTTTGCAGTATTGTTCATGCGGATGACCCGCAAGATAGTTATATTTATTTGATGGAGATGCTTTATCAAACAGAGTTCTATTGGACCATAGATAATGATATTAATAGAGCTGATGATGGTAAGCATCTCCGTTATGAATTTGCTTCAGAGCGGTCATATTCTAATTATTATCCTATAGATAATCGACCTTGTAGTGTGCTTGAAATGCTTATTGCTCTGGCGATTAGGATTAATGACGAGATTATGTGGAATCCTGATTATGGAGATAAAACAGCTGCTTGGTTTTGGGAAATGATTGATAATTTGGGTCTTGGAAACCTTGATGATTACTGTTTCGAAGGCAAAAAATTAGCTAAAAATCAACGCTTTGTAGAAGATATTTTGGATGATTTTATGTCTTGTAGGGATGGTAAGTACGGTAAAATTAGCCTTTTTCCGACAAAAAATTTGTTACACTTTTCAAATCAAAAGTGCACACAAAAGTGTAACAAAATTAAAAATCGTGAAATTTGGTATCAAATGATGGATTACATGCTTGAGAAATATGGAGTCGAAGAAGACTAAAGTGTCACATATGAATCCAAATTGCGAAAAGTTGTTATTCTAGACTTTGAGAGAAAACCCTGATGGATTAAGTATTGTTACATTTGTTACACTTTTATATTGAAATAATTAATAATAAAAGTATAAATATATAGTATATATATATAAAAGAGTTTTTCTCCAAAATTTCTGAAAAGTGTAACAAAGTAACAAAACCACAATATATTGTGGTTTGACAAAATTGAAAGGAGGTTTCGTGGATTTCTACAAAATTTGTCGAAAAATGGATAAAAAAGGCTATGAACTTAAAATTTATCCGGATTTTAAAATTGGTCAGTTTAATGATTTTATGGTTAGAGGGAAATCATTCTATGCCATCTGGAATCCTGAGACTGGTTTGTGGTCCACGAATGAGTATGTAGTTCGGGAGGTTGTTGATAAAGAGCTTAATGAATATTATGAAGACGTTAGAGATAAATTTACTAACTGTGATATTCAAGTAGCTTGGATGTCTTCTTACAATTCTAGATCTTGGAGATCATATTGTAGTTGGATTAAAGATCTTCCGGACAACTATCACCAATTGGATAATAAACTTATATTTCAAAATACGGATGTTAAACGTGAAGACTATGCGAGTAAACGTTTGCCATATTCTTTAGCTGAAGGTAATTATGATGCTTTTGATGAAATTATAGGAACTCTATATGAGCCTGAAGAAAGAGCTAAACTTGAATGGGCCATAGGAGCAGTTGTTTCTGGTGATAGCATAGACATTCAAAAGTTTATAGTTCTTTATGGCGAAGCTGGAGCCGGTAAGTCGACTATTCTTAATATTATCCAACAATTATTTCAAGGATATTATACATCGTTCGAAGCAAAAGCATTAGCTTCCAATAATAATTCATTTTCTACAGAAGTGTTTAAAACAAATCCATTAGTTGCAATTCAGCATGATGGCGATCTTAGTCGAATCGAAGATAACACTAAATTAAATTCGATTATTTCTCACGAAGAGATGACTATGAATGAGAAATATAAATCAAGTTATACGGCTAAGTTAAATTGTTTTCTGTTCATGGCAACTAATCGTCCGGTTAAAATTACAGATGCTAAATCTGGTATTATTCGTCGATTAATTGATGTCGAACCAAGCGGTAAGAAAATTGAGTCTGGTCGTTATCGCGAATTAATGAATCAGATCAAATTTGAATTAGGGGCTATTGCTTATCACTGTCTTCAAGTTTACAAGAAAATGGGTAAAGATTATTATGGAGCCTATCGTCCTGTAGATATGATGTATAAAACAGATGTGTTCTTCAATTTTGTTGAAGATTCATATTTGGTTTTTGACAAACAAGATGGCATTACTTTGAAGCAAGCATACGATATGTACAAAGTGTATTGTGACGATACACAAGTCGAATACAGACTTCCAAAATATAAGTTTCGAGAAGAACTTAAGAATTATTTTAGGAAGTTTGATTCAATAACTCGTATTGGTTCGGACAATAAACAAGTTAGAAATTATTATGGAGGATTTCTTCGTGAAAAATTCTCCGATATTGTGTCTCCAGGCGCTAAAAATCAGAAACTTAAAATTTCTGATATGAAAGAAGAACCTAAAATGGTTCTAGAAGCAACTGAGAGCTTGTTTGACACCCTATGTTGTGACTGTCCGGCCCAGTATGCCACTTCTAATGAAACCCCATCTAAGAAATGGTCTAACGTCCGTACAACATTAAAGGATATTTCTACCAATAGACTCCATTATGTTAAAGTTCCAGAGAATCATATCGTGATTGATTTTGATATTAAGGGTGATAATGGAGAAAAATCGGCAGATTTAAATTTGAAAGCTGCCGCAAAATGGCCTGAAACTTATGCCGAATTTAGTAAAGGAGGTGCTGGCGTACATCTTCATTATATTTACGATGGAGATGTATCGAAGTTAAGTAGAGTATATTCTGACGGAATCGAGATTAAAGTTTTTAATGGGAATAGTGCATTGCGACGTCGATTGTCTAGATGTAATGATATTCCCGTGGCTCATATTAGTAGTGGGCTTCCTTTGAAAGGAGATAAAGTGATCAACTTCAATACCGTGAAGTCTGAGAGATCACTAAGAAATCTTATCACCAAGAATCTTCAAAAAGAAATTCATCCAGGCACTAAACCAAGCATTGATTTTATCTATAAGATTCTTGAAGATGCTTATGATTCTGGACTTCCTTATGATATTACCGACATGCGTCCGAAGATTTTAGCATTTGCTAATAATAGTTCACATCAAGCTCCATATTGTATCGAGTTAGTTTCAAAGATGAAATTTAAGTCTGAGCATAGTAGTGATGCTTTGGATTTATATTCTGACGAGCGAATTGTTTTCTTTGACGTTGAAGTATTTCCTAATCTATTTCTAGTCAATTGGAAGTATGCTGGAGAAGACACAACGTGTGTTCGTATGATTAATCCGACGTCTCAAGAAATCGAACAACTTATTAATATGAAATTGGTAGGATTTAATTGTAGACGGTATGATAATCATATTTTGTATGCTCGATATTTGGGTTATAGCAATATTGAATTGTATAATCTTAGTCAGAAAATTGTTAGTGGTAGTCGGAATGCATTTTTCGGAGAAGCTTACAATATTTCTTATACTGATGTTTATGATTTTGCATCGGCAGGAAATAAGAAGAGTTTGAAGAAGTGGGAAATTGAACTCGGTCTTCATCACAAAGAACTCGGTCTTCCTTGGGACGAACCTGTTCCAGAAGACAAATGGGTTGAAGTAGCGGAATATTGTGATAATGATGTTATTTCTACAGAAGCAGTATTTAATCATTTAAGTGGTGACTGGACTGCACGACAAATTCTGGCTGAATTGTCTGGTTTGAGCGTTAACGATACAACCAATCAGCATTCGACAAAAATTATATTTGGCAATGAGCGCCATCCTCAAAGTAAATTTGTATATACAGATTTGTCTGAGATGTTTCCTGGTTATAAATTTGAACGAGGAAAGAGTTATTATCGAGGAGAAGAACCAGGAGAAGGAGGTTATGTATATTCTGAACCTGGCATGTATACAAATGTTGCTTTGTTGGATATTGCTTCTATGCATCCGTCTTCGATTGAAGCTTTAAATCTATTTGGTGATGAATATACAAAGAAATTTAGTGATATTAAGCAAGCTCGTATATTTATTAAACATAAAGATTATAAGAAAGCTGAGACAATGTTGGATGGTCGATTGGCTCCATTTATTGAAAAGCTTGATAATGGAACTGCCGACTTTACTAATAAGGATTTGTCTAATGCTTTGAAGACAGTTATTAATTCTATTTATGGTTTGACTTCTGCTAAATTTGAGAATCCATTTAGAGACCCTCGAAATATTGACAATATCGTTGCAAAACGTGGAGCTCTATTCATGATCGATCTTAAATATGAATGTCAAAACAGAGGGTGGACTGTTGTTCATATTAAGACAGATTCTATCAAGCTTGGAAATGCAACAAAAGAAATGATCGATTTTGTTATCGAGTTTGGTAAAAAATATGGATATACTTTTGAGCATGAAGCAACTTATGATCGTATGTGTATTGTTAACGATGCTGTTTATATTGCTAAGTATAACGATGGAGAACACGAATTTAAACTTCCAACTGGAGAAAAGGTAACTACTTCTTGGACTGCTACAGGAGCTCAATTCCAAGAGCCATATGTTTTTAAAACTTTATTTTCTAATAGCCCAATAGTATTTAATGATTTGTGTGCTACAAAGTCTGTTACTAGTTCTTTATATTTGGATATGAATGAATCTCTTGAAGATGTTTCTATGTATGAAAAAGAACTATTAAAAGTTGAAAAAGAACGAAAGAAGATTATTTCTGAAGGAAAGATTCCTCCTAATGACAGACTTGAAGAATTGAAAGCTTTAATCAATAAAGGTCATGAATATATATTTATTGGTAAAGTTGGAAATTTCTGTCCAATCAAACCTGGATGTGGAGGAGGAGTTCTTGTAAGAGAGAAAGACGGAAAGTATTATTCTGTTACTGGAACTAAAGGATATCGTTGGCTTGAGTCTGAAACAGTTTTAAATTCTAATAAGCAAGATGATATTGATAGATCATATTACAATAAGCTTGTGGATGAAGCAGTAGAGGATATTTCTAAGTATGGAGATTTTGAATGGTTTATATCTGAAGATGATTTAAAAGATCAAGGATTAGAAGTTCCTTGGTGTACTCAACCAGAAATTAAGGATTCAGATATTTCTGTTTGTGAGAAATGTCCTAATAATTCAGATTGCATGATTGTAAAAGGTATTTCTAAGTAGATTGGATTTTTAAATGAATAACAATAATAATATTTCTATTGAAAATGCTCAGATTATGTTTCGTAATTTTAGAGGAGAAGAAACAAAGTTTAATCCTGCAGGAAAGAGGAACTTCTGTGTTCGTCTTGATAAGGATATTTCTGAAGTTCTCAAAGAAGATGGATGGAATGTTAAATATTTGAAGCCTCGTGAAGATGGTGACGAACCAACTCCATATTTGCAGGTGTCTGTTAATTTCGATGTTATGCCTCCTAATATTTTTATGATTACTAAGCATAATAAGACTAAGCTTAATGGCGAAACAATTGGCGCTCTTGATTGGGCAGAAATTGTAAATGTCGATCTTATTATTCGTCCATATCATTGGGAAGCCCAAGGAAAAACCGGTATTAAAGCATATGTTAAGAATATGTATGTTACCATTGAAGAGGATGAGTTTGCTGATAAGTACTCTGATATTCCTGATGGTTCTTCAATGAATTATGGCGATTAGTTTATATTCTCATCAACAAGAAGCTCTAGACAAACTTAGGTCCGGCTCTATTCTTTGCGGTGGAGTCGGATCTGGTAAATCTAGAACTGCTTTAGCATATTATTATTGTAAAGAATGTGGTGGAAAAATTGGCAATCAAATTCTTGAGCCAATGACAAAACCAAAAGATCTTTATATAATAACAACTGCTAGAAAAAGAGATACTTGCGAATGGGATTTAGAATGTGGATACTTTTTATTGTCTAAAGATAGATCGAAAAGTCTTTATGGAGAAAAAGTAACCATTGATAGTTGGAACAACATTAAGAAATATTCTGAGGTATCTGATGCCTTCTTTATATTTGACGAACAGCGAGTTGTTGGATCCGGAACATGGGTCAAATCATTTATCAAAATTGCCAAACGAAATAGATGGATATTATTATCAGCTACTCCAGGAGATACTTGGTCCGACTATATTCCAGTCTTTATTGCAAATGGATTTTATAGAAACAGAACAGAATTTCTAAGAGAACATGTTGTGTTTAGTCGATTCAGCAAATATCCAAAGATTGAACGATATATTGGATGTCAAAAATTAGAACATTTTAGAAAACAGATAGTTGTAAACATGCCTTTTGAAAAACATACAAAAAGACATTACAATGATATTTTCGTTGATTATGATAATGATTCTATGAATCGAATTTGTAAAGATCGATGGAATATTTACGAAGAGAAACCTATTAGAAATGCTGGAGAAGCTTGTTTTCTTATGCGAAAAGTCGCTAATTCTGATATTTCTAGAATCGAAGCAGTTTTGTCGATTTTAAAAGAGCATCCTAAATCGATCATATTTTACAACTTTGATTATGAATTAGAAGCACTTAGACATATGTGTGAAAATAATCATATTTTATGGTCTGAGTGGAACGGTCATAGTCATGAAGCTTTATTAGATGGCGATCAGTGGGTATATTTAGTTCAATACACAGCTGGAGCTGAAGGGTGGAATTGTATAACTACAGATACAGTTATATTTTTCTCTTTAAATTATTCCTATAAGATCATGGAACAATCGGCTGGACGAATCGATAGAATGAACACTCCATATTTCGATCTCTATTATTATCGAATTAGATCTAAATCTCCGATTGATAATGGTATATTTAGAGCTTTAAGTCAAAAGAAAAATTTTAATGAGAAGGTTTTTATTGATTCTATAAACTCGCAATAAAATCATGTGCTATAATAGAAGGGATAGAGTAACTCATTAAGTTCTCTAATATTTTTCTCCTCATAAAGTTATTCTTATCCCTTCTTATATTTTTTGAAAGGTCTTTTCATGGCTAAAGAAAATGAATTTCAATCGAAGTTGAGAGAAGACTTAGAAAGTATATTTCCTGGATGTGTTGTATTAAAACTTGATCCGTCTGATTTTCAAGGTATTCCAGATTTGCTTGTTTTGTATAAAGATCGTTGGGCTGCACTAGAATGTAAACGATCAAAAAACGCTTCACATAGACCCAATCAAGAATATTACGTTGATATTCTAAATGAGATGTCTTATGCTGCTTTTATTTATCCAGAAAACAGAGAGGATATTCTGAATGAACTTCAACGATCATTCGAAGTATGAAGGTGCCCACGCATTTCTTAGTGCTAGCAATCATGCTTGGGTCAACTATGACGAAGAGAAACTGATTCGAGTATATTCTAATAAAATGGCAGCTTTAAAAGGAACAGAACTTCATGATTTTGCCCGCAAAGCAATTGAGTTAGGAATTAAACTTCCTAATAATGGTCAAACTATTAGCATGTATATTAATGATGCTATCGGATACAAAATGACTCCAGAACAAGTGTTGTTTTATTCTCCAAATGCATTTGGAACTGCTGATGCTATATCTTTTAAAAAGAAAAAGCTTAGAATTCACGATCTAAAAACAGGCGTTAATGAAGTTTCAATGGTTCAATTAGAAATATATGCTGCTTTATTTTGTCTTGAATATGATGTTAAGCCAAATGAAATACAAACAGAATTACGTATTTATCAATCTGGAAACGTTATAATTGAAGAGCCAGAACCTGATGATATTTATCATTTAATGGATAAAATTATTACTTTTGATAAATGTATAAATGAGCTTAGATCGGAGGAATGGTGATGGATGATTATTTAATGCATTATGGCACTCCTCGCCATTCTGGAAGATATCCTTGGGGTAGTGGAGATGATCCTTATCAAAGTTCTAGAGGATTTGTCGGATATGCAAATCAGCTAAAAAAAGATGGATTTTCTGAAAAAGAAATAGCCGATCATTTTGGAATGAGCATTAAACAGTATAGAGCTCGATATTCTAATGCTAGAAATGAAGTATATGCTGATAATGTTTCTCAAGCTCAAAAATTAAAAGACAAAGGATATTCTAATATTGCTATTGCTGAAAGAATGGGGACTACAGAATCATCCGTTAGAAATTGGTTGAAACCTGGAGCTGAAGATAGAGCCAATAAAGCAACTAATACATCTAAAATATTGAAAGATGCTGTTGCATCTAAAAAATATATTGATGTTGGTGGCGGCGTTGAGAATCAAATGGGTGTTAGTCGTAATACTCTTGATAATGCTATATCTATGCTTGAAGATCAAGGATATACAAAACATTATATTCAAACAGAACAAATGGGTACCGGAAAGAAAACATCTATTATGGTGTTGGCCGCTCCAGGAACTACATATTCTGAAGTTTCAAAACATCGTTCTGAAATAGAATTTCCTGGATATCACTCAACTGATAAAGGTGATTCTTATGATTCCATTAAGAATCCAATTAGCATATCTTCTAAAAGGATTAAAATCAATTATAAAGAAGATGGCGGTATTGATAAAGATGGAGTTATAGAGCTTCGAAGAGGCGTTGATGATATTTCTTTAGGTAATGCTAGATATGCTCAAGTAAGAATAGCTGTTGATGGAACTCATTATCTTAAAGGTATGGCTATGTATAGCGATAATATGCCTGATGGTGTTGACATTATATTTAACACTAATAAATCAAAAGGCACTCCTATGCTTGGAGATAAAGATAATTCAGTTCTTAAACCTATGAAGAAAGATAAAGATAATCCTTTTGGTGCAACCATAAAAGGAGAAGACAAACTTCAAATGGCTCAGCGCTATTATATCGACAAAGATGGAAAGCGAAAGCAATCTGCTATAAATATCGTAAACGAAGAAGGCGATTGGGATATTTGGAAGAAAAGTCTTTCTTCTCAAATGTTATCCAAGCAATCTCCTATATTGGCAAAAAAGCAATTAAAATTAGCTTATGATTTGAAACAAGAGGAATTTGATGAGATTATGTCTTTAAAAAATCCTGTTATCAAACAACAGCTTCTTAATAAATTTGCTGATGGATGTGATTCTGCTGCTGTTCATCTTAAAGCTGCTGGCTTGCCAAGACAAGCATCAAAAGTTATTTTGCCATTTCCTGATATGAAAGAAACAGAAATATATGCTCCATCTTTTCGTAATGGAGAGCAAGTAGCTTTAATCAGATATCCTCATGCTGGAACGTTTGAAATTCCTACTCTTACTGTAAATAACAAAAATAAAACAGCTAATAGTCTTATTAAAAATGCAAAAGATGCCGTTGGTATTAATCCTAGAGTTGCCGAACGCTTATCTGGAGCAGATTTTGATGGAGACACTGTTCTTGTTATCCCAACAAGAGGAATAAAGCTTAAAACTTCTGATCCTTTGCCTGGATTAAAGAACTTTGATCCAAAAACTTCATATCCTGCATATCCAGGAATGATTCGTACTGGAGAAAAAGGTTCTGGTTTTAATAAGCAACGTCAGATGGGCGATGTTTCTAATCTTATTACTGATATGACTATTAGAGGTGCTACTTCTAGTGAATTAGCTAGAGCAGTTCGTCATTCAATGGTTGTTATTGATGCTGAGAAACATAATTTAAATTATAAACAATCAGCTATTGATAACGACATAGCAGGTCTTAAGAAAAAGTATCAAGGAAGAGAGAATGCTGGTGCTTCTACTTTAATTTCTAGAGCTAGTGGTGATAAGCGAGTTCCTGTTAGGAAAGAAATTACTAGTCCTAATAGAATGACTAAAGATGAACTTGAGCGATGGAATTCTGGAGAAAAGATTTATAGAGAAACTGGCGAAACTTATATTAATAAATCTAGAAAGACTGTTACTCGTCTTCAGAAAACCACTAAAATGGCTGACACAAAAGATGCATATTCTTTATCTTCTGGTAGTGTTGTCGAATCTGTATATGCCGAACATGCTAATAAGTTGAAGGCACTTGCTAATAAAGCAAGAAAAGAATCTCGTTCGACAGAACCAATTCCGTATTCTCCAGAAGCAAAAAAGAAATACGCAAAAGAAGTAGCTAGTCTTGATAGTAAACTTAATACTGCACTTAAAAGCAGACCTCTTGAACGAAAAGCTCAATTGCTTGCAAATTCTGAAGTAAACATGATAAGAAATGCAAATCCTGATATGGATTCTGATGATCTTAAAAAGTTAAAATCTAGAGCTTTAACTAATGCTAGAGCTACCACTGGTTCTGCTAAACAACATATAAAAATTTCTGATAAAGAATGGGAAGCTATTCAAGCAGGTGCGATCTCTACAAATAAGCTTAAGAAAATTATAGATAATTCAGATTTAGATTCTTTAAAGCAATTAGCTATGCCTAGGGAAAATTCTTTAATGAGTCCTGGTAAAATTGCTAAAGCTAAAGCCATGCAAGCAAATGGGTATCAATCCAATGAAATAGCAGATGCTCTTGGAGTTTCTGTAAGTACTCTTTATAAGTCTCTTGAGTAGAAAGGTTTTGAAATGGCATCGATGCTAACTACAATCGACAATCCATTCAATCCTGTTACTCAATGGGATGAATGGTACGAGTATGATGAAGAGAAAGGCTATTGTACATCTGGTTACCTAGCTAGAATTGCAATCACATCAGATGATTTGAGTCCAAAGCAACAAGATCAGGCTATAGAAGATGCAATTGATGAAATTATTTCTCTTCATCCTGATGGATTTTATGTAAAAGTTCTAGAAAATGGTGACAAAATCTTATTTAATAAATAAGATGATAGGGGGAGAGGGGGTCTCGCAAAAAATACCCCCCTCCTTCATCGCCTGGCTCTTCAA